TGTCTGTCATATCAATTAATTTTATCTATTACATCTAAGTAATCGTTGTTATTCTTTAGTTTCTTTTGGTCTCTTTTACACATGGTGTTAATCATTATTATATTAGCACATGATACATCCCATACCTCTTCTTGCAATGCCGATTTGTCAGATTCAGATTCTTCCCAAAATTCTTTATACTTTGCCGATTCGGCATTGGATAATTTTAACTCATGTAAAAAGAACAAAACCATAAACCCAAACGAAATCACTATCATTATTTTTCCCATAACCCAATATGTTTTAGTATTCTCTTTAATTCTGTTTTATTTTTAACCCTACCAATAAAAACATCTCCTTCATCACTGGCTATTTCTATGTCAGAATCAAAGTCAGCAACTGGTATATTTATAACATAATCTACGGCTGCCACTCTTTTAGTAAAACCATAGTATAGTAAATCTTTTTCTTCATAATCTAGATAAGATAAACCTAATTCTATTCCATCTTGCTTGTCCAAATACTTAACCCTAAACCTTTCTTTTCTTAATATAAGGTCATGCATTAAGCTCATGCTTCCGTCTGCTCTATGGCTAAGACTATTATAAGTTTTTTTAGTCCACTTCATTCCATCGAAATATTCATACTCTAATCCTGGGATGAAGTCTTCAAATGTCGGTTGGTAATATTTAGTTTCCATAATAATTATCAAGTTTATTCATTACTTTATATGAAGCTCTTTCTTTTGAGCCAGTCCAAGCTCCAATGGTTACGCTTAATGGAATATTGTCATTTTCTATTTTTAATTCAGAAGTATAACCTCCTCCAGAATAGTTTGTCCAGTATAAGTTTTCTGGTCTTATATTTAAAGGATTTCCGTCTCTGCTTTTAACATATATACCTTCACTTGGATTCTCAACAAAGTGCTCAGCAACAAGTCTTTTAGCTGAAGCCTGACCATCTGGGAGCTTAATCATGCATTCTTTATTTCTTTTGCTAAAGTATGGGTTAACAAATTTATATCTTCCGTTTTTAAGCTTTCTTCTAAATCTGCCAAAACTACTAACCTCTCTGTCGGGGCAGCCATTTACAGGAATCCATATCTCTTCTTCATTCATGTTACTCATTAGGTTATGATTTAATTAATAATCAATTTCACGTAGGGTTTAGTAAGAATATAATCCATTAAAACGGCTTCTAACAGCCGATATAAAAACATCTAAAGACGTTTCATATCTTGGTGTTACCCACCATTACAACAATCGTGAGTTATTCGTTTTATTCCAAAGATTATTCTAAATCTATTTATCACAATAGAATAGTTATACATATCATCTGCTGTCCAATTTCTAATTCCAGATAAATATACTTTACTTACGTTCTTAGCAGTCTTTGGAAATGTGTTAAATGCTAAGTAATACTTTTTGTTTTGAAATGCTTTGTACATATTTTCTAAGTTTAACGGTGGGTAACACCACCTATATTTCATATTTTTCGTTCCTCAAAATCCGCAACATACCCAAACCGTCAGCAAACATACAACAATTATTTTGAGATTCCCACACTATTCGCTGAATCTTCAGGCTGATTCGGCATTGCGTTATTACGAATAGCTATCATGGTATCTTTTAGTTGTTCAAATTCAACATCTGGATTAAGTATAATTCTCCCCATTATACTTCTTAGTTTTTTGCTTGCTTTTAATCTGCTAATTCCTATTACTGCAAATCCCTGTATGTAGAATACTTTGTTATTCTTTCTTTTAGATTCTATTTCGTTGTGTTCTTCTAGCTTTTTCATTGCTAGTTCTGCATCTTTAAGGAATGATTCTTTAAATAGTTCAGCGTTTATCTTTCCTTTTACTATTGAGTTATGTTTACTCAATGCCGAATTGGTAGGTATATTTTCTCCGATAACTAATATCTTTTTTTCATCTTCCATAACATTCTTTTTTTTATTTATCTAATATTTTAAAGTGTTAATATCAATAGCTAGTCCTTTTGGTATTAGTCCGAATACGTCAAAGTGCCATTCATTTAATTGATTTACCACCCAATTATTTAGACCACCTATCTCGGCATCTAATTGCTCAGAATCTATTAATCCGTCTTTAAAGTTAAACGACTCTTGAATAGACATCAATGTAAATTTGTCATCCTCCTGTAAATTCATTTCTATTAATTTTGGGATGTATTTATCTAAATCGCTTAATGGTCTTAGTATTGGTTTAATCTGTTCTTTTATTGAGTATTCTAAATCATAACAATGATTAGGGTGATTATTTGTATTTAATACTAAATCATACTCGTATTCACTCATTTTCAACCCATAAGGTAAATAAGGTGCTAAGTGTTTTAATTCTAATTTATCCATAACATTCTTTTTTGACAAATATATTAAATTTTTTTTAATATTTATTAAAATTAATTATTAATCTTATAATTATCGTGATAATCGCTGTAGCCGTTTTCAGGTAATCCAGCCCTTAAGTTTTGATTTTTCTTCCTTAAATTACTAATCTTATGTTGTATGCTCAGAGCCTTGTTGTGCTCACTATCCCATAGAGTCATATCTTTTATCGTGGATAATTTAGACATAATTCTAGTATGTTCCATTTGAAGCTCTTTTATTTCTGTCTCATTCATCATTATTTCATGAGGCTTGCTGTGTTGGTCATTTTTTTCCATTGTCTATTGTTTTAATAATTTGTTTAAAATATTTTTAGTTCTAATCTACCATCAGGCATAACAGCGCTTCCCTTATCTTTCTCAAATCTTTTTAAAGCTGATTCTTTATTTAATGCTGAAATATAAACGCAATCTTTTTTAATTAAAACTTCTTTTTTATAACCTGATTCCATTGATTTTAACGCTTCTTCCCAAGTAATATCTTTTTTAATATTATAAGAAGCCTCGTTTATAGTTTTATCTTTTAGATTTATCTCCCATAATATATGCCCTTTCAATGGTTTTATCTTTGATTCAAATTTATATTCTACTTGTTTCTTCTTCTTAACAATAGATTCTATTTGTTGTCTTTCAGATAATTTATCATGTTTAAATAACTCATTCATTTTTTAATATTCTGTTTAATTCTATATCGCTTATTTCTTCATACCTTGTTCTTTCCTTCCATTTTGAATAAGGTAATTTTAAGGCAGCAACTTCAACTTAGTGTCTATAATCGACAAACTACCCATATCATCAACCTCATTAACAAGGTTTCTTAATGTTTTATCACTTGCTAATTGGACACGAATTTCTATTGTATCTAATTGAATTTTCAATGTTTCTATTTCTTTATTTATATTATCGTTGTGTTCTATTACTCTTTCAAGTTCTTCATTATAATCATTAGGAAGTTTTATTAATTCTTTAATGTCAATTCTAATTGTGGTTGATTTATACACTCCAATTCTATCTTCGGATAACCAGTTTTCACCAGCTTTTGCCCTTTTTGCTTTAGCTTTTAAAGCAGATAAAATTACTTCGCTAGGTTGTAATTCCAAATTATCTGTCAATATTGCTTTAAAAATATAATTATCAATAGAGGGTAAATCCATCTTATTATTTTGCAATACTTTAATTTTATCTTTAGTTTTTTGTTGTATTCTTTCTATTAAGAATTTTCTTTGCGCTGTATTCATATTGTTTAATTTTATATTGCTTATTTAAATGATATCTTAAATTATCGTCTAATCAGGATTCCTATATCTTTCTTTTAATTCATCATGTTCCCAGGTCTCAAATTCCCACCATCCTCTTACTCTTGGTAGTAGCATATTAAGCATTTGAGACATTTCTAATTCTGGAAGCATTCTTTTTAGCCTTAGCATTTGTTTTATAGATAGAGTGTTGAGTGGTCGCATAAATATGTTATATATGTCAGTGCTTTCCATTCCTAGCTCTCTAGCTATATCCATCCACTGAGTCATTCCTTTTTCTTCTCGGATATATTTATACAATACCGATTCACGCATCAAAAGTTCGTGAATTTTAGTGGAGTCTGTTTTGTGCTTAACTCTTGGAACTACCCTGTAGTGCGTTGGCTTTATCTCTTTCTCACTATCATCAAGTTTTACTTTTAAACCACTCCAAGTCTTTTGAACTTTTCCACCATCTATTATTGCGAACTGGAAACTTTCGTTAGACGGGTCGTACTCCATGTTGCCCCCATACTCAATCCAGTCTATTTTCTTTCTCATTGTAATCCTAACTTAATAATGAAGTAATTTATGTATGGAGTAAATAATACTATAAAAGAAGCTACTATAAATACAGTTGCTTCGTAGTAGTTGTACCATTTCTTGTGACAGTTTCTATCATGTAAAAAGAATAGCGAAGTCACTAATGCTGCCATTATAAAATATATCTGTATCATGATGTTAGTTTTGTTTAGTCATATTAAACCTTTTTTCTTTGTCTTTCTGCCTGCGTTTTTCTGATTCAAAGCACATATTATCTCATCCCCATAATCTATGCTTGTTTTAATTTTATATACTTTAAAATAAGCACATTAAAACGTGCTTTAACACTTTATAAAAACCATTAAAACGGTTTTTATGCCGATGTTAGCAAACATTTATCTGAATGCACTGCCAACCATCTTTTTGGGCATTTTCAATATCTTTATCGGTTAAGTATTTCAAATGGTCTTCTTCATCCCACATATTAGAAATAGTTCCATCAGGTTTTAACCAAAAAAAACGTTTGCTAACACCCAATAAACCCAATAAAAGTGTTCGTGCTTCTTGGTCGGTTATCGTGCCTTGTTCAAGGTCTTTTGCTATTTTGTTAAGTTCTGTTTTCATAATATTTTACTGTGTTTATTCAAAACGTTAGCAACAAGGCTACCCAACCCTCGCATTTTTAAGTTGAGTTAGAGTATAGTAGTTTCCGTTTGCGTGTCCAATAGTAAACAACCCTTCTCTTTCCAGATAAGCTATTGCAGTTGCTCTATAATCCCAACCAAATCCGCTTGGTACTTTATACCCTCTTGATGGTATTTTTTTGTTTGCGTTAAACATATCTTTCGTTTTTAAAATCGCCCAGTTGCTAACAATGTGTATAGCTAACTTAACATTTGTTTTAATTTTATATACCTCGCCTTATTCCCCTACAAAACAGGGATTTCAAAAATTACAATATAAAAACAATATTATAATTTAATCAGAGCTTCAGCGATAACCCCCTAACCTATTACAGGTAGTCAGTTGAACAGTAAACAAACTGACGTTTTGTTATCATAGTCTTCATTAATCTTGTAGGTCACATGTTGCTGGCTTGAAGCATTGCATGTATTTTCGACTAACTGTTACTCGTTACAAACATTTTTACATCCCTTTTTATGATAGTGAGTGGGGAAATATGAACTCATTCGTTTGCCTTGTATGTAAAAAAAAATAGCCGTCCCCTTGAGAGACAGTTACTTACAAAGAAGATAACTAGGAAACGGCTTTATTTTTGTTCGTTATGTACTTGATTGATGTAAGTACTGTCTCTGAGGCAAATATACAATAATATTTTAATTAGACAATACCGAACAGCGATTTTTATTTATCTAGTTCTTTTATACAGAATCTTTCTATCTCATCAAAAAAATCTCCATCCCATTCTCTAGATATGTTTAGCTTTTCAAATTTATCAGTTAAATCTTCTCCTAACTCATAAATACCACCAGTACCTCTTAAAGACATGACCTTTGTTGGTAAGTTGTCCTCAAGCCCAACTAGTCTATTTGATATTTCTTTAACTATCTCATGATGTGTCTCAATCCATGATGTTAATCCATTTGGCATCTTTTTCTTTAAGTTCATATCTGTAGGTTTTTAATATATTCTTTGTAATTTTTATTAACAGCATCAACCATTTCTTGGTTATAATCTTTACTACAAAAATCAGATTCATCATAAAGGGTCATATCAATCATTATCTTATTTAATACTGGGTCATTTAATTCTGAACACCTTTTTGTCAGAACTCGCAAATAACCCATAAAATAATTTAACGGTATATGTAATGCTGCCCTATCAATAGGTCTTACCGCATTATATATTGTCTCATTTAGCAAGTTAGGAGTATGTACCCTAAAAGGAAGTATATACTCTCCAAAATTTTCTTGTTTATTCATAACTTAAAGTTTTAAATTCAACGATTCGGTATTGTATCATAAGTTTCCTTTTACATAATTAACAGCGTATTCATATAAATCCCCATGATACTCTTTACTAACCTCATCCAAAATATTGCTCATAGAATTGAATACAATGTCAGTTATTTCATCTTTATTATACATCTTCTCTTCAGGTAAAGAAATAATAACCTCATTGGATACTGTTGTTTTGAGTTCTAATTTAGCTTTAATATTCCAATCTTTAATTTCTTTTTCTGTCCAAGGACTTGGATTATCATACTCCACCATAACCTCATCTATCTCTCCATTAGCTTCTACATAAGCTTTAATGAATGATTCTGGGATTTGTGGTAGGTTATTTAAGACACCTCTTTCAGAGCATTTAGAGCAATATGTATAGCCACTCATTATTCGTTGAGGTCTAGTTGAAAGTACTTTTTCTATATACCTACCATTTCCATCACATCTATCACAAGTTTTCTCACTCAAAGACTTATCTGACGTGGCTATTACTTTTTTCTCATCAATAATCCAAGCTAATTTATTGTCTCCTTCATTTTTAAATATGCAATTTGCGGAAGAACAATAATACCAATCTCCTTCTTTAATCTTTTCATCAGATACAAAGTATAGGTATTGAGGGTCAGTTTCAAAATCCTTTGAAAACCAATTATCTTTAGGGTAATAAAATAACTTTCCCGAACTATCTTTACATAAACTTGCTTTTTTTGTAGGTAGCATAACTACTTTAACTGTCTTTTTCATGTGTTTTTTCTTTTAATTGCAAATACACCATATTATTAATATCACAGTAACTAATATCAATAATCTAATAGTCATAGGATGTATACTCATAAATGACTCAAGATTTTCATACATAACATTAGAATCTTCCCATGTTATAAAACAAATTATCATATATATAATTGATAATAATGATTTAACTACCAAGAGAGCAGTTGTAGGGGCAAATAGTATAAAAAATATACTACTAAAAATATCTTTCTTTTTCATATTTAATCCTCCAATTTTTTATCGCTATTCGGCATTGTATTAATTCATTGAAATATAACTAATATGACTTCTAACCCTAGCCCCCGAATAACCTATAAGGATAAAACCACTCAAAACAGGACTACTTCCAATAAAGGTATAACTACTTAATAATTGATGCGTTTTCATAGCGGTATATTCTATTTATTTTAAAAGTCTATTTTATTATCAATTAATGATTTTTCAATCAATTTTTTCTTTTCTATTTCTAAGAATAAATCCATATTTCTCCAATCAATAAAAGATTCATCATCATCATTTTTTACATGATGACTATTAATAGAGTAATTTAACTGTTGGATTTTTTCATTACACCTTTCTAAAATATTTAAAAGTGCTTCTCTGTGATTTTCATTTAATTCAAACATCTTATTTTGTTTTTAAAATTACTATTTAACTGGTAAAAATTTAACGATTCGGCATTGTAAAATGAGCCTTACTCATTCTATCTAAACTACCTTTTATTTTTTCATACAGCCATCTATGTATTACATAGACTACTGCTTCATAACTACTAACATCATTAACAGGAATAACTCCTTCTTCTTGAGATTCTATTGCTATAAATGGGATAGTGAAAATACCTCCATTATATCCATCTACAGAGAACACAATACCCTTGTCAGTCTTTTTTACTATTCTCTTGTTTGCGATTGTTATCTCTACTGTTTTCATCTTTACTTGTTTTCGTTAAACAATTTTACTTCTAATATTCTTTTATAGAGTTCTTCGTTGAAAGTTCCTCTTATACCACTATTTCTCCAGTGGTACGCCATTATTAAGTTTATCATACAATGCCGATTTTAGATTAATACTTCATCATAAAGACTTGAGCAAGCCATAAAATTCTCAATCTCCAAATACAAATCCTCATTTTTATTATAATGTTTTTTAAATACCTTATAAATTTCACCAGCCTCTTCATAAGCAGTATCATAAGGCGTTCTCTCCCAGTAAGAATAAATATCCCTACCTATACAGTAAATTAAAAATATTGTGTACGCTTTCATAACTTCTATTTTTTAAGTTTAAAATCCTCTTTCTTAAAAGGTCTACATTCTCCAGTCTTTATAGATATAAAGTCAGAAGAGCAGTCTCTTTCTTTCTTTTTTCTTTCTTCAGCCCTTTTATATGAGGCAGCGTAAAACTTAGCTTTAACCTCAGCAGGCGTGATAGTGAATAAATCTAACTGGCTGTTCGGCATTGTATTATTTATTTTCATTATACCATTTAATAAATTCTACTATTGCTTTGTAAACAACTAGCAATTTAGTTTTCTCTCCATCATAAGTCATATCGTAGCATTCTCCATTTGAATCTTGTATCACGCAGTAAATAGTTGAGCCTATTGTTACATTGAAACTATTATTCTCATCAAATATTATGCTTTCAATCTTCTCTACAACTGGCATTAACCAATCCCAAGAGGTGTGGTATTTTGCTTGTTCATAAACATCCTTACTTATATTGATTTTCCCATCATTTAAAGAGGCTAAACTATCCTTAAATGATTCAATACCCATAAATTCAGCGATTAGCTTATTGTTTTCTGTTGTGTTCATTTTGTGCCTCCTATTTTATTTATAACTTGTTAATTACAAAGGGTTTCCGTCTTCATCACACTCGTTCCCGTCTTCATCTTCATATCCGACAAGATAAGTTTCGACATCTGTTACGTACTCTCCTTGGTTGTCAATGACATTAACATAACCAGGAATTGTTGCAGCTTCCTCTTTGGTTAGTACAATGTCTGACACTCCTAACCGTACAAAAATTTTCTTTGCCATAATTTCTAGTTTTAAATTTGACTATTCGGTATTGTATTAATTATTGATTAAGACTAGGAGGCGCACCCATCTAAGGGGTGGCTTTCTACCTCCTGTTAATAAAAGTTGTGAATTATCAAGTCTCTAACTTGTGATGATAATTCACTAAAATTGATAACTGCTTTAGTTGCTAGATTAATAATAACTAGACCAACTAGGTCAACTAATCTCGTTGTAGTTCATTACGTGTTTGATTGGTGGGTATTCATCCCACACATTAGCAGGTATAGCCGAATCAATGTTTCTTAATTCTTCTTCGCTATACACTAACTTCATAAGGTCTCCCTTGCTTACAATTGTAGATTCCATTTTAAACCTCCTCTTTTTTAGTTGATATTTTATCTTCACTTCTTACTATATGAACAACCTCTTTAGTGGTTGTAACTTTTGTGATAATCTCATCTTGATTATTCCAATAAGCATCTCGCCCATCATTTTTATCTCTCAACTCCTGTGCATACTTGATACAAGAGGTTAATGATTGATTAATCTCTGATGGTATTACGTGCCGACCATTTGAGTAGTCTTTGCTGCTTGCAATCTCATAATGAAAATCTTCTGTTACATATTTATGAGTTCTACCCCAAGAACAATCGGGCAAGTCAAACGTGTGTTGCCTTGTTACTCCACGGTTGTCGTAATTATCATTAACCCACTCTAGGAATTGATATTGATAACTTGTGCTAAGTTCAAAGAACCAAGACAATATATGTTGTGGTCTGCACACAAAATCATCCCCTATCATTCCATCTAACTTGTTTAAAAAATGGTTTACCATATTTTCACCAAGGTCTGCAAAGCATTCTTGAATAGCTTTTGTCATACCTGTATGGTTGTATAAATAGTACAAAAAGTTTAATGTTCTTTCTGCACCAACGATTTTTGATTTGTTCATTTGTACCTCCTATTTTAAATTGTTTCTAATACTTTTTGATAATCGCTGTCAGACAATTCCGACAGCGACTTAAATTTGCTAGGACTTTTTACAGGTCTTAAACCCCATTCATCCCATTTGACATACCACACCGTACCTAGTAATTTAATGGTAGGTGGTTTTGTGTCATTTCTAGTTTTGATTATTAAAATCTCATCAGTTAACCTTGTAAAAACTCAGCACCTTTAACTATTTCGTCTGCTTTTTTTCTAGCATAGAATAATTTCTGAGTTTCAGTACCAGCGCTTTGACCTTTAGGAAGCGTGATAGTGATTTTATTTTCAGTGTAAGTCTCATCTCCACGTAGGATTGCTCTTGCTATTAATTCTTTGTTCATAATTTCTAGTTTTTAGAGAATTTATAATTAGTTAATAAATATGTTGTTTCAGTATCAGCCAATGCCGAATAGTCACTATTAATGTCATTATGCTCAATGAAAGAATAATAAAACAATTCTTCTGCTAATAATATTCTGTTTAATTCAAATAGAAAATTCATAACTCTTCAAGTTTTTGTTTAACATTATTTAGCTTGGTTAACTGTAAATCAATATCAAATTGATTGTACTGCCTTTCTTTTAAGCTGCCATAATAGTAAGGATTATACCCTTCTTTATTCTGTATTTCAATTCTACTTTTAATAAAACGTATGTTTTTCTTATACAGTTTTATAAACTTTACAGCTATAGCTACTCTTTCTTCTAATGTTTTCATTGGTTTAAATTTAACAGTTCGGTATTGTGTTAATTATAGTTCAATCAAAAAGTTCTTTATTGGTTTTGTATAATTCTGAAACTTTAACTACTTCCTCATTGCCAAAACAATCTTCAATAGCTTCTTCTTCGTTGCCGTAAAAAATTATACTACTATCTTCCTCAAACTTAACTATACTATTGTTTGCTCTATCGAACAATACAAAGTCTGTGCTTTCGCTTAAATTCTTCATGATGTTTATTTTTAACAGTTCGGTATTGTGTTATTGAAACACTTCATTAAGTACTTCTTTAGGTACTTTTGGTAATTTAACAGTCATTTCACAACCTCTAAAGTAAGAACTAGTAACTACATCATTACCTTTTTCATTTTGTTTAGTTGTGACTATTAAATTAATATCTTCACCTACTTTCTTAACATTATACATAGAGGCGTGTGTTTTATAAGCCTCTCCTTTTTTACTCATTACAATCATTTGATATAATCCAAATGAATTGGTATTACTACTAACCATTGCCACTCTAAATGGAAATGAAAATTGTTTTACCTTTAAGTTTTCCATGATTTTTAGTTTTAAATTTGACTATTCGGTATTGTATTAACTTTCAACTTTTTAGCTATATTATTAGCTTCTGTGTACCATTGTTGCCCAAAAATAAAGCTATCATTATCAGCCTCTTTTAGTACTGCAAGTATATTGTTTTTTACTTGCGTTCTACTCAGTTTTTTATTTCTGAATGGGTATTTATAAGTCTTCATAATTTCTGAGGTTTAGTTTGTTGAATTGTATTTATACGACTGTTAGGCACAATTAGAGTACCCTTGTTTTAGTAATTCATTCGTGAAAGCATTTAGTTTTACTTTATTCTTGAAGCAGGCAATATCAAAGAAGTCGCTTCCGTCTTTATGTTTCTTTTCTCCGTCATGGTAAGAAACTAAATACTTTACTTTTCCTACGTTGTATTTCAAATTAAATCTTTTCATAATTAACTGTGCCTAACAAAGTATATAACACATAGCTGTTAGGCTATTTTAAAACTATGTGTTTAATTATTAATTTATTTCGTATCTCAAAGGTCTGTGATGCTACGTGTCATATACAGCAACGTTATATACAATTATAATCTATATGTTTTTACACTGAAGCTTGGTGTGGTTGTTATTCTAACTGTTTTAGCACCATCCTTTTTGTATGTTTTAGCATAGTCTAATAATTCTTTAATAGTCGGTTTAATATCGTATGTAGATGCCTTTTGCCCAATGACAGTGCCATGTTCATTAAATATCGTTAGTGTTACATCACATCTACCACTTGATGTTGTTTTTATTTTAAATCTACTCATAATTTCTAGTGTTTAAATTTTACGGTTCGGTATTGTATTATCTTTTTACTTTTATATTTCTAAAGTGCTCCCAAGTAATAGCTTGTAACTGTACTGCAGACAAACTTAACTCAGAAGCAGCCCATTTGTAACAGTGCACCAAGAACTCAAACTGTGCCTTAGTAGGTTTACACTCCTCTTCAGTTAGTTTTATTTTCTTAGTACCTATCAAAGCTATTCCTACTGCGTGTCTATCTATTGTTATTGCTGCATCTTCATTAGGATAGTATATGTTTAAGAAAAAGTTCACTGTTTTTTGCCCGCTCAAAACTTCTACCACCTCATCAACACTTGGGTTATTTAAAGCTAGTATATCATTTGCTTTACCAACACAAAGTTTAGTGTGCCCACTTCTTTTACCAATAACAAATTCATAAGCCAATTGTATATTTTGTTCCCAACTTTTTAAAGGACTCAAAGCAGCTATTAACCCTACAGCTTGAGCCAAGTTTATTTCAGTTTCAGAGGCTACGATTAACTTTTTGGCTATTCCATTGGCTACATCGTACCATATCGAGCCATTAATATAACTCTCATTGTCAGCCTCTTTTAGCACTGCAAGTATATTGTTTTTTACTTGCGTTCTGCTCAGTTTTTTATTTCTGAACGGGTATTTATATTGTTTTCTCATAACAAATATATTTTACGATTCGGTATTGTATTAATTTAATATTCTTCTTCTACGTTCACGTAGTTTTACTCCATTTCTAAAGAAGCCAATTATCTCATAACTACCTTCTATTCTTAATATTTTAGTACTCATAACTTATTCTTTTTTATGATTAGCTCCTCTTGTAGGTATTACTCCTATAAAATAGTTCTTCTATCAAGAGGCAACGGTAGTTTCGGTATAAAGCCTTTCAAACCCCTTACTACCAAGTAAGGCTCTAACTTTTGTGTTTAACTGGTGCGAAGTTGTAAACACACCTATTTTGACTTTCGACCATCATTGCTCATCTGCTCTACTCGACCAGTACTATACTGGCGGTTGTTACATAGTTTACAGACCTCTTTACCATCGTATTGAGTCTAGCTATTTCATTGCGCTAGGTGGGGGTCTTAAATTTACCCACAAGGCTTCAATGTTGGTCAATCCCTTCGTAATTATATATTTATCGCATTTTTAAAACCGCCTTTAACGGTTACACAAGTTCAGCTTGTCAACTACTTTACACTTACTACCCTTCCACTTGCTCCCACAATTTCATACAAGGCTTGAGGCGGTGCGTTTTTCAGCATAGTTGGGCTTACTCTTTTGGGTTGCTTCATTGCATTGCCCTTTGGCGTGCTCCTAACTTAATTACTCTAGTATGTCAATGAACGTTTAAATTTGTCAGTTCGGTATTGTATTCTAATACTATCTTAGTGTGCCTGTTTTACCATTACTTCTAATGTTGTCTATCTTAAGAACTATAACAAGTAAGAGGTGCTATATGTTACTCTATGTGTTATTAGTTTATCAGTATGTAAAGAACGTTTTAACCTTTCGACAATTCAAAGATACAACAAACAAAATAAAACAAATGTGCTGATACTCAGTGACTTAACGATTTTGCATCGATTCATTTTGCTTTGATTTGGCGAGGATAACGTGCTGACTATTAGTTATTTAAGTGGTCTATGTTCTATTTACGAAGCAGAAAAAATAAAAAAAATGTAAAAAAATTCGATAAAACTATGTAACTATCTGAGTATCAATGAGAATAATTTTTATGTTCATCGCTGTAAAAGTGATTTTTATTGGTAATCGAGCAAAAAATAGAGGTTTTAACTAGCTTATTTTAGGTGTAAAAATACGTGTAAATATATTCGGCTGTTCGGCATTGTATGATATAGGCAAAAGACTAAATACCATAAGAGAAACAATAAACAATAACATACTAACATAACAACCAACACAAAAGAACAAAGCAGGAATACAACAAGGGTAAACAATAGGTAAAGAGCATAGAAATATCGGGAGAAAGGCTACCACAAACAAATAAGCGCATATTTTATATAAAAACTACACGCAACACAAACGTTAAACGCTCCAACTATGCAAAATAGCTTTTCTTTTGGCAAATTTCAACTATATTTGTTATCAATCAATACATTAACGAGCTGATAACCAGTGATTTAAAGATAGTTAGTTTCATTTTGTATCATAAATAGAACATAGACAAAACGCTTGAAAATATTAGGCTTGCAAGAATTTACCCCACTGGTATGTTGAGAACCGTTTTCCCTTCGAGATTGCACCCCCGACACACCCACCATAACCCCACTCCCAAAAATTTTTGAAATTTTTTTCTGATTAAAAACCCTTTAAAACACAAGGGTTACACACTTAATGCATGACGAAGCTATAAAATAATTACAAAAAAGCTTGCATTAATCAAACTAAAAGTGGTACATTTGTGATATTATTAATCGAGCCGAGAGGTATATATGTGATTTTTAATACAAAATTAACGGCTACAAATAAACGCAGTAAAAGATTATGAAAGACAAAATTATCAAAATAGCAGAAGACCTTAAACAAGGCACAATTACTGAAACGAAAGCACGAACTATTTTATTGGGTTTATTGGGTGTTAGCAACAGTACTTGCAACCAAATATTTGAACAGACATCAAAAGTAGATGATTACGAATTTAATTTACATCAACATTGGAAAGATGAAGATGATAAAACAGGATTTGACAGTAAGCCGATTGGTGGATTTAGCGATTATTAGTATTGTTGCTAACATCGGCATAAAAACCGTTTTAATGTGATATTATTAAAAATAAAAAATAAGATTATGGAAATAGAAGAGATAAAGAAACAATACACAGAATGGTTTAACAGTCAAGTTAAAGATAGTGATAATTGGACTACATTAGAAAGGATGTGCGGTTTTGATGCTTGGCTACATCAAGCAAAGCAAATAGAAGAACTAAAACAACAATTAGAGCAAAGAGAGGAGAAATTACTTTTAGATTTACTTGAATGGTTATCAGATAGCAACGAACACAATATTAGAAAAAGTGAATTAAGTGAGATATTAGAAGATTATTTAGATTACAAACAGATTAAACAATAGAGATAATACAAAACAAATAAATAAAAGAAGTTATGAAAAATTTAATAGTATTAATAATTTTAATATTTATTGCAGGATGTTCTTCATCATCTTGTGATAAGAATTTAGAAAATGTAAGTGTTGTAGAAGGTGTTATATCAGCGATAGATGTTGGAAATAAATCTATGTATGGTGTACCATATAGACCAACAGTTCTATATATTCAAACAGCAAAACAAACAACAAAAGTAGAAATACCTTTAGAGTCCTCTGATAATTGGAGGGTTGGAGATTATACTGTTCTTGTTGTTCAGAAATATAATGTAGTAAAAAAACAAGATAAATAGAAACAAATAAATGAAACCCCCAACTAAAATAACAATAATATTAGCAATAATAACAGGAACTACTTTAGCTTATTATATAGCTTTATTAATACTTATGAATTATGCAACTAATTGAAATGGAAAAACAAACATTAGAAACTCACAACACAGTACCGAACAATCATATTTAAAGCAATGAGCATAAAAAAACAAATAATAGGGGAATTAAACCTGAAGAAAAAACTTAAAGGTGAATTGAAAATGACCTATAAAGAAGTGGCTAAAGAATCAGGTGTTGGGTATACATCTCTACTTAGATGGATAAAAGACGAGAATAAAAGCATGTCTATAGACTCTCTAGAAAGAATAGCTGAAGTCCTTGGGAAAAAATTTGTGTTAATAGATAAGAATATTTAAATTAAAATTCACACTAACTTGCAGTGAATTATTTTTTTTGTATCTTTGCTATGTAATTTAAATTTTAAAAGATGCCATCAAAACTTTATAAATCATCAATGAACAATAACTCTGCGGCTGCCAAAGTTAAAGAGAACAAAGCTAAAGGTATTGGAACCAAGACTGAGTACATGTATATGGGTAAGGCCTATGATTCTCCAGAAGCTGTAAAAGCTGCGGCTAAAAAATACCAAGAAGAGAAAGCTAAAGGTAGCGGAAATCCTGCAGATAGAAGAGAAAAATTAGCGAAATTACAAATAAAAGGTCTCGAAGCTAATAAAGAGTATATTTCTAAAGATAGAAAATCTAAGATAATTTCTAACGCTAGAAAAGGACAGAAATACGGGCTTTAATAAGCCACAACAATACTATAACCCTCGGAGTTTTTTTCTTTATTCTTTTCTCTGGGGGTTATTTTTTTAAAAAAACTGTAACCTTTTTAAAACACATGCGTTTCACTAAATAAAAAAAGAATATTATGAAAAAGATTGCATTATTATCATTGAGTGTTTTTTTACTAAACACAGTATCATCACAAAACATTGTAGCTAAAATCCAAGAAAGAGACTATTATCCTCAACAAGACGAGGGTGGCGTAGAGTTTTTTAGAGAGCAATCCACTCCTGGTGAAGATAAATTAATAATAGCCTATCAGTCAAAATACAATGATACGGTTTATGTTTACTGGGTTTACAACTGGGAGTTAAGCGTGACAAATAAAAACATATCGTTCTCATGTAATTTTGTTGACTTCAATTATGCTTATGAGAAAAAGAAAGGGCAAATAAAAAGATATCAAGATAGAGGAGGAAAGGACGGGGCAGGAATGTTTGTTGGAACTTACGAGGTAAACAAAAACGAAACTCTATACCTAAGAGAATCCGACACATTATGGAAGGGCTCTTTCAACAATCTAACAAGCGAGGTCATTATTAAAAAAGGAAACAAAATACATGTTTTCAATCTAATGTAAAAAAAATAACTATATTTGTCATGTTGAATAAAATTAAATCGCATGATAGATAAAAAATTACTCTGGGAAGAAACAATCCACGAAATTAAAGTAGACGGAATAAGAGAAGGCTTCTCATTCAGGTTAGGGCAAGTGTTAAAGATTAGACCATTCGGCTTTAATGGAGATGAAGTTAAAAGAATAGTGTCCGACATCGTTAGAGAGAAAATAGACGGAGAGATTGTTTATCAAGTTATAACTACAGACATGAACAACGAGAATCACGCTGTCACAAAAGTCTTTATAGGTCTTCCAGTATATATAACATTCCAGGTATGACAGTTCAAGAGGGTTACTGTATAGCTAAAAGAGCAGAGCCATCAGAACTTTCAATGGACATCGGCTCCATATACGAATATCAAAGAGCTATAATTATAGAGTCTAGTCCGAACTCTGTGTATGTGAAAGGAGATGAGGTTTTTATGGCTGACAATTCCTTTTTTGATAAAGCTCCAAACTTTAGTGATGATTCGTATTACATATACGAGGAAGAAATAAGAGGAGTTATAAGAGATGGGGTTATACATCCGTCAGCAAGCATGGTCTATGTTAATGCTGATAAAGATAAGAAATCAGTAAGGAACGGAATACATATAGACACTAGGTATAACCCGATGGATAAAGACAACATAACTCAAGATGGCGTTGTGTATTCCGCCTGTTTTAAAGCCTTTAATAGTTATTACGGTAATGAGATAGATGTTGAAGTTAAGCCTGGAGACGTTGTTTATACTCATCATTTTTTAACACATGAGGATAACGAGAGAGTCATTGGTGATAAAACCTATTATGAGATAAAGTACGAAGACCTTTATTGTAAGATTTCTGACAATGAAATAGAGATGCTTAATGAATGGAACCTTGTTACAGCTATAGATAAAGATATAGCGAAAACTGACAACGGAATAATGTTAGAGGTGATGGCCAAAAAGGAAGCTAGAACAGCGATAGTTCAACACCCAAACAGGAAGTCAGGACTTTATCCTGGTGACAAGGTTTTATTTAAAACTGGAAGAGAATACGAAATAACAATAGGTATTCACACTTATTACAGAATAAACACAAAAGATATAATTTATAATTTAGATAAAATGAAAGCATTAGGAACTACAATTGTTGTCGAACCAATAAGAAAAGCTATGACACATGGTCAGATAGTCGTTTCAACAAAAGAAGAAGCATACCCAGAGAAAGGTAAGGTCATATCAGTACCTGAAGGCATATCCTCTTTGAAGGAAGGCGATGAAATATTATTCAGAAAGGGCACAGCAACACATGTTGATATAGAAGAAAAAGAATGCATGCTAATGGATATCAAAAATGTTTATGTTGTGCTATAATTTCGTAATTTTACAAAATGGCACGAAACAAATTAGCAGGGACAACCAACGGAAATAGCAAGTCGGCATTGTATTATCAAAACAATCCAGAGGCTAGAGCTAAGAAAAATTCATATAACAAAGAATACCATAGTTCAAAATCAAGAAGAATCTACAGGTCTAGTCTAAATAGGTTCAACTCAAACAACCCAAACTCCAAAGTAGGCGATGGTAAGGATGCGTCTCACACAAAGTCAGGAGGCATGGTTTTAGAAGGGCTATCAAAAAACAGAGCTAGAAATAGAGGTAAAAAATAGTTGCATACTAAAAAAAAATGTATCTTTGTGGTATAATTATACAAAACTAATTTTAAAATGGCTAAAATATTTTTAACTGACAACTTAACAAGCAATCCGATATCTATCGAAGATAGCTTACTTTTAAAAGCCTACACGTCAAACTCTTTGACTAATGTAGAGTATTTATCAAATGAAGATGGATACAGAAAAACAGCAAAAGTTAAAGAATCATTAACTAACGTTGGAACACAATCTAACTTGTTAATTTCTTTAACAGAAGATAACAGCGGAGATACAGTTTGGATTAACAAAAACAGAATAAACAGTGTTGGAGAGTTAAGCTCTAAAGCTATCATTTATTTTGATTCAGCTGGAGCTTCTAACGAAAGAATTAAAGTATCTGAAACAGCTATGGCTGTTAAGGTTGCAGCAATCACTAAAGAAGGTGATTTAGCTTACTTACTTGATTCATTTACAGCTTCTCCAAACGTTGTTGTTCTTGACTCTACAGTTGGAGATGTTGCTGCTAATTTTGCAGCAGGTTCTGTTTTCACTGTTTTCGGTGAAGACGATTCAAATGACAATATTTACACAGTTGTTTCTGCTACTTTTGATGGAACAAATACCAAAGTAACAGTTTCTCAAACACCAACAGCAAATGCTACTGCTACAGGCTACGCTTGGGTTAATTTAGCTGAAGCTAATCAAGTTGCTTCTACTTATTCTCCAGGAACAGCTAACACTGGTGTTACAGCAACTCACTATACTGGTGATGGTAAAAACTTCACTACAAAACTTGTTGTAAGTCAGGCAGACGCTTTAACAGTTGCTGATAATGCTGCTTTAGGAGATGGATACCTATTATACACATTCCCTGCTGGAGCATACTCTGTAACATCTATCAAGATGGATATGGCAATCACTTTAGCTGAAGATACAACAGCTACTCCAGACGTAGGATTAGGTTCTGTTGAAGCAACAGGAGCGGTTTCTGTTTTAAGTGGTACGGCTACTTTTGAAGACTATTTAACTGGTCAAACAGCCGCAGATTGTGCTGGAACAGCTACATTAAAAACAGCAGCAGCTGCATTAGTAGTTGAGGCTGCAGCAGCTCACACTCTTTACTTTAATGCTGCCGCTACTTGGGCAGACACAGCGGGTGCAGACTTGACTGGAGACATAGCTGGAGAGGTGTGGATTCAATGGTCATTATTAGATTAATTTCATATTTTATTTTTTAAGTTTTAAACCCTGATTAATTTCAGGGTTTTTTATTACCTTTGTTTTTAGAATTAAATTAAATTTAAATGGAAAGACCAACTAAGCTGTCTGGAGAACAGGGTAAATATATAGAATACCTTGAAGATAAAATCAGTAAATTCTCCCCCAAAAAACTAAGAGTTAAGAGTTATCTTACTTATAAAAAGATTATTGACGACACAACAAAGCTCGTCCTTAATGGCATAGAGATAGATAATCCAAATGAACCTGGAACTAAAATCCATGTAGACATAATCAGCCAATCGGCATTGACTGATAAGGATGAAAAAGCATTTGAAAGAGTTCAGAAATTCATAGACAAACTACCAGAATACACAAAGCAAGCAGAGATATTAGAAAAAAATATAACTGAAGAAGAGATTATAGAAGAACAAGAGATGCTTAAAGGAGACATGTCTGTAGAAAGTTTTATTAACTATAACAATGGGTAAGGGAATAGCTCAAAGATATACTTATGAGGATTTCGATAGACATAGGATTATCGATGAATTTGAATTTACACTACCCAAGCCTCCACCAAAAAAAGAAATAGACGGCTATGGCTTGAAGAAGGAAGACCAGATGTTTAGGCCTTTCGATAAAAAATACATAAAAGAAGTTAATTCGAGATTCCTTTTGGGCAAATTAACCCAAGAAGACAAAGAACACATAAAGCTTCATTGGCATAGAAGACTAAATGGATATTGGTTTTTTAATAATGGATACTTAGAATATATAACAGGACTTCATTATTATTATTTAACAGCATGGAACATTATTCGTGTAGAAGAAGTAAAGAGGCCTGACGGCTCTATAGGAACAAGAAAAGTATCTGGTCTTCCAAGCTTTACAGATTCAGATAGAGACCATTACTATATATGGTCTGACGTGGTTGCTGATGTTAATTGCTACGGAATGCTTGAGATAACCAACAGGAGGGACGGAAAGACAGAAAGAGCTAATTGTACCAACAATGAACTCATATCCAGGTCTCCAGATTCTATTGGTGGCATACAATCGAAAACAGACACCGATGGAGCAAAAGTATTTAAAAAATTAGTCAGGTCATGGAGATTGTTACCAGAATACTTCAAACCTGTTGATACTGGTGATAGTGACCCTAAGAAAGCACTAGAGTATAGAAACCCTAAGAAAAGAAGCACCAAAACACAAATAAAAATATATTCTGAAGTTTTGGATTCCGAGATTAATTATGGAAATGCTAAAGAAGAATATTACGATGGGGATGGATTGGCATTTATATTTCATGACGAGATAGGTAAAACAGCAACAAGAGTTGCGGATGTGCATGAGAGATGGTATATCGTAAAAGAATGTTTGGCTGACGGTGCAGATGTAACGGGAAAGGCACTTTTAACTACCACCGTAGAGGACATGGAGAAGAAAGGGGGTATAAACTGTAAAAAGCTATGGGACGAATCAACCATATCTTCAGAATATTTTAAGAGAACAAAACAAACAGAGTCTGGACTAAAAAGATATTTTAAACCAGCTTATTACGGACTAAGAGGTTCTGATAAGACTGGAGATGAAACTCCTACATTTATAGATAAATACGGTTACTCAGACATAGTTGCAGCTGAAGCATATTTGATAAAAATCGAAAAAACTTTAACTGGAGAAAAATTAATATCAAGGAGAAGAAAATACCCTAGAACAATAGATGATGCATTTATAATATCTGGAAAAGGGGATGTATTTCCTACTTATAAGATATACGAGCAGAAAGACTACAACGATTTACAACCATCAAGCATAATAAGGACAGGAGATTTTGTGTGGGAGGATAAAAGCAAATTGAAGGTTGAATTTTATGACAACCCAGAAGGATTATTCAATGTAGCATGGATGCCACCGCCAGAACTGAGGTGTGCACATGATTTTGATTCAAGAGGATTAGCTAAGCCAAAATTTGCTCATACAGGGCAAATCGGTGTTGACCCTTTCGACCACAAAGAAACAGCAGGAGATAAAAAGTCTGACGCTGCAGCATATCTTTACAAAAGATTTAATGTAAACGACATTAAGATGAGTAATGGATGGGTCTTAGAGTACGCTGGAAGAAGACCGAATCCAGATGATTTTTATGACGACATAATAATGGCCTCAATATTCTACAGCCTTCCTTTTTTGTCAGAGAACCAAAAACCAGGATTAAATAATCATGCAATTAGAAGTGGTTTAAAAAATTACATATACCAAACAAGACAAGGAGATTACACTCAATCAGATAGTGCTAAATTAGTCGATGGAGTTTCAACAGCTGGAGAGCTAGTTAGAAATCAAATGATAAACACGCTAGTTAGACACACCTATAAATACGTTGGTAAAATCTCTCCAGAAATACAGAAAAATGAATTTGGGTTTACAGATGAAAACATTATAGAGAATATGTTCGGACTATGCCCATTTAACGCACTACTCGAAGATATGCTTAAGTTTGATGCTAACAATTGGACTCCAAGCGATAGAACTGTAGCAGCAATGTTATCAATTCTACCAAACGCACCAATTAAAAGAAATATTAGAGACAAGGATGAGGCGTATAAAAATATAACGCTAGACAATCTTTTTAAGACTTATAAACTATAGTAATGGGAATATACAGAATATTTTCATATCTTTGTTAAAATATTTATATTTTGTTAGATGAGCAAATACAGTGAATCTTCTCTGAAGGATAAAATAAAGGAAAATCCTTTTCCAGTACTAAGTGTAGACCCTAAAGAAAAAGAAAAAGATTCTTTCGGTAAGAGAGTTGCTAAAAATATATATTACTCTGGGTTAGGAATTGATTTAAGTACAAACAGAAGAAGTATTGCTGCAGAAAACAGAGCCTATGCATCGAACAGACAAGATATAGATAAGTTTAAATCATTCCTTGACGCAGAGATTGATGACAAAGGAAATGAGTCTCACATAAATATAGATTGGAGTATTGCCGCTCCAGGTAAAAAGTTTGTCGACACAGTTGTTGGAGACATGATGAATCAAGACCATAAGATTCAATTCAACGCAATAGACAAATATTCAAAAGCTAAAGTAAAGAAAGATAGAGATAGCTTCTACGCTAAATTAGCTAGAGAAAAAGAGCTAAAGATGCTTGAACAAGCCTCTGGTGTTATACTGGAGAGTAGGGGTAACTTCACTCCTAGGGATGCCGAAGAGATAGAGATATACATGAGTCTTGAGTATAAGCAGGCTATAGAAATAGGTATGGAGCAAATATGCGACTTCATACTTTATGATAACGACTGGGATGTAAAGGTTAAAAAAAGAGTCATACATGACATAGTAGAGAACGGAGCAGGTGGAGTTAGACTGTATTTTGACAGGAACAATAAAATAAATATATCTTACTCTGATATACCTATGGATTATTACTCGTCATCAACAGACGAACAAGACCATAGTGATGCTGATTATCAAGCAGAAAGAAAGTTGTTATCTATAGCAGAACTTAAAAAGAGAGACTTATCAGGGAAAATAAAAGAAGAAGACTGGTTTAAGATAGCTCGAAAATCTGAAAAGAAATACGGAAATCCAGAGTGGAGATTCGGGTCTGATTATGATATGCATCACACGTATAACGGTTTCAGTTATGCTTATAATGATTTTAGGGTAGAGGTTTTAGACTTCATATTTTATACAGAAGACAAGTATAAATGGTCGGAAAGAGATGACAGATTTGGTAGAAGGGAAATATCAAGAAGAGGATACGATTATAAGACTCCAGAAAGAAGCAGCAAGAATTATGACTTAATAGATAAAGACATAGAAATGTCTTATGAAGGTATGTGGGTTGTTGATTCTGATATAATGATTGGCTATGGAAGAAGTAAAAATATTATAAGACCATACACTAAGTCTGGAGGTAAGATTTCATCAAAACTATTAAGAAGATATATTGTTTTTCAACCAAACCTAAGAAGTGGGGGCAATAAATCTATAGTTGATGTAATGAAGCCTCATCTTGACAATATTCAAGAGTTGGTTTTAAGAAAGAGACATCTTATAGCGGAAATGACTCCTACTGGGGTAGCTATAGATGTGGCAGGTATATCTGATGTAATGAGTCTTCTTAAGGAAGAAGACCCAATGAGAATAATAAAGCTATACAAGCAAAAAGGTGTGCTACTATTTACAAGGACAGATATAAATGGAAATCCAGCCAACGGATTACCTGTCCAAGAATTAAACAACCCGTTTGCTGAAAATTTAGCCGCACTAGACTCTTCTATTATAGCTGAGATACAACACATAAGAGATAATACGGGTATAAACGATGTTAGAGATGGCTCGTCCCCAGATAAGGATGCACTAATCGGCATTGAGAAAATGAGATTATTAGCATCAAACAACACGACTAGAGAAATATACAAAGCTTACTCAGAAGGCATACTTTCCAATATGGGCAAAGTAATCTCTAGAATGGTTCAGGCAAAATTTGAGCATGGAGATGGTGCTAAAGAATACGAGAACATAATAGGGGAGCTTGGAGTAAAAGCTATAGAGTTTGCTAACGAAATAGCTATAGCTCAACTTGGAATAAAGATTGAAGCATTACCTACCGATAAAGAGATAGAAGACTTAATGAAAGTATTAGAACTTTCTCTTGCAAATAAAGAGATAGGTGCTGAAGACTATCTTGAGGTTAAAAGGATAAACAATATAAAAAAGGCAGAAAGACTTCTAATTTACAGAAAGAAAAGACATGCTGAAAGACAAATGGAAGAGTTTGCTCAAAAAGAACAAATAACAGCTCAAAGAGAAGCTTCTTCATCCATGGCTGCAGCAGAAGCCGATAAGGTTAAAAAGCAAACAGAGCTTGAAGTTGAAATTAAAAAACAAGCGGAACTAAATAGACTGAAGAAAGACCTTGATGACCACGAAACTACTAATAAGATAAAATTATTAGATAGAGAAAGCTATCATAAACAAAAATTGCTAGAGATTCAAATGAAGCAAGGAAAATCTGAAGCAGAATCATTTGCGGTAGACAAACCAAAGGTTAATCAAAATCCAGTAGAAGCAATAGAAAGACAAGCTAGCGTTAATCCTTAATTAATAGGTCGTCAATCCTAACTTTAAAAAATTCAGAAACCCTTAGTATTGTTAATACTCCTGGGTTATAATTCTCGTCAGATTCCATTCTAGAAATCATTCTTCTAGATATTCCAGTTTGTTTAGATAGGCTCCAAACAGGAATATCAGTCGCTAGACGCAATTTCATTATTTTATTACAATTCAATTTAGCCATAAAAATGTTACTATAGTAGCCAATATGTACAAATGTAATTGATTATTTTGTATTAATAAAATTATATTAAACTAAATTTAAAATAAAATGAGCGATTTTTGGACACCAAAAAGTGACTTTGAGGAAATTAAAGAAGATGAATCAAGTCAAGAAAAAAACGATAATACTGAAAAAACTAAAGAAGATGAGGTTGAGGCAGAAGTAAAAGAAGAGAAGGAAGAAGCTAAGGAAGAAGAGACTGAAAAAGAAGAGGAAAGTGAAGAAAAAGAAACTAAAAAAGAAGAAGAAGAGACTGAAAAAGAAGAGGAAAAGGAAGAAGAAGAAGAAACCAAAGAAGAAGATGTTAAAAAAGAAGAGCGTTCTTTGAATGAAGAGTCTGATGAAGAAGAGGAAGAAGAATATGAGACGATATATGCGTCAAATATAATTGAAGACTTAGACAGTGTTATTAAAGAGAATTTTGGAGAGGATATTACTCTAGCAGATGTGATAGAATTTCAAAACAAGGATTTTGATAACATGGATGAGTTTGATTTAATTGAAGAACACCTTTACCTTCAAGAACCAGACATAGATGATAGATTACTCAAGTATGAAATGAAGAAATATGATTTGCTTAAAAAATCTAAAGAAGAGATTGAGCAAATGATTGAAGACGGAGACATAAAACAATCTGATTACGATGATGTTGAAATGTCATTTCTTAGAGCCGTTTCAAAAGCCAAGAAAGAATTAAAGGAGTTTCAGAAAGAAGTAAACATAAGTGATTTGGAGGTTTATTCCAATCCATCTGAAAAAAAACAGCCTCAAAAGTCCCAAAAGGAATTAGAGGAAGAAGCTGAAACTTACAACAAAAAGATTTCATCTTTTGTTGAGAAAAAGATTCAAGTAGGCTCAGAGAAAGAACCAAAAGAGCTAACATTATCAGTTAGCGAAGACGACCATAATGAAATCAGGGATTTCATATCGAATGGTCAAGATGGGTCTTCTTGGATTATTAGAAGATGGTTTGATAATGGACAACTAAATATAGAAAAACTTATTGCTGACGCAGACAAGATGATACACTATGAAAGAGATGTCGCTATAGCGTATACTCAGGGAGCTAACGCTAAATTAAGCGAGGAGGTTAAAAGCATAGATAACATCGACTTTAAAAAAGGAGAATCCTTTAAAAAAGAAGATGCAATGTTGTCTGAGGCAGCGCAAGTTATGAGAGATATTAATTAACTATTAATTTTAAAAAATTTAAAAAATGTCAAGTTTTAACACAGGCGGTTTAAATGTTGCAACCAGCCACAATTTTGTCTCTTACTATGAGGGACACGAACCAGATATTCAAGATGAATTGGTTCAGAGATATGCAAACTCAATGATTGGGTTTTTGGATTTTGTAAACGCTAAAAAAGCTACAGAATCTTTAGAGTTTTCTCGTTACGAGAAAGATAGAATTATGCCTAAAATTAAGGCTACAAATGGAGGTGCTGGCTCAGCTGGTGCTCAGGTTTCATTTACAGTTCATGCTGACGCTAAAGTAGCTATTCCTGCTGCGGCTCCTTATGACACTTCATCTACTCCTGACCAGGCGACCACTACTGTTAAGTTGGGTGATTTGATTTTAATCAAACCAGCTTCAGGAACTACTGCCTCTATGGGTTCTTATATTCTAGCTTTAGTTGATGGAACAACAAGTAACACTGCGTTTACTGCTACTCCAGTAAATTCTGCTGACGCAATTCCTTCTATTGCTTCTGCTGACGAAATTATCATCGTTGGTAACGGACATGGTGAAGGCTCTGGATTCAGTACTCCAATGTCAACTAAATCTACTAAGTACACAGAGAACTTACAAATCATTAAACATAGAATTAGAACAACTGGTTCTGAAGAGTTAACTAAAAAATGGTTTAAAGAGAAGAGCTCAGGACAAACTAAATTCGCTATTAGCGGTGAAGGTGATGCTTATGCTCAGTTCGTAAACTTTGTAGATATGAACTTATTGGTTGGTGAAAAACTAGCTAATACTGGTCTTGCAAATGACTTTATTGATGGTACTTACAGCACTCATGAGCCTTTAGCTTTAACAAAAGGTTTATTGAATCAAATCATCGATGGTGGAAACATCTTAAACTACTCTGCTGTTTCTGGTTTAACAATAGATGACATTTATGATTACAACGTTACTATTGATGCTGAGAAAGCTCAAAAGAACAACATCTTAAATGCTGGTATTGAGTTAGACCAACAATTAGACAGAGAGCTTGGGGACAGATTTAAAGACGGCTCTATTTCTTATGGTTCTTTTACTATGGAACAAGATAAAGCTGTTAACTTAGCCTTCTCTAAAGCTAGAGTTGGTTCTTATACTTACGACAAGCGCTGCATGGAAGCATTTAATGATGTTCAAACTTTAGGTGCTGACGGATACGGGTTTAAATGGGAAGCATTTACTGTTCCTTCTGGTTCTCAAGTAGTTGCTGGAGGAAAAGAGATGGGAACAAGAGTTGCTTCTTTAAGAAAACGTTTCTTAGCTGGAAAAGGCAAGTCTAGAGAGATGATTGTAAGTTACTTCGATGCGTTAAGAGATTCTGCTGAAGGATATGATTACGAGGAAGTAAGATACTTATCTCATGTTGCTTTAGAAGCTCAAGCTTTAAACCAATTTGGTTACATTAAGAGAGCTTAATAATACTGGGAGGGCAATTAAGTTTGTCCTCCCTTTTTAAATTATATTAAACTAAATTAAATAAAATGAAAACAGAATTTTCACCCGAACTAAAAGGGTTATTGCAAAAGCCGTCTTTAAGAATACAAACGGCAAGAAAACCAAGTCATAAATATCCTTATTGGGCTCCTAGCGAATTGGTAACATGCGAATGTGAGATTAATTTCGATGGAAGAACAAGATTAATAAGATATGTTAAAGGAATGCCTAGCATTTTTGTTGACGAATGGACTGATGAAGATAAAAAGAAAAGACCAGAAAAAATAAAACTTAGATACGGGTCTTTTGAAGCATCAACATCTGACACAAATCTTATTGCGTATCTTTATTATTCTGGTCAAAACAAGGCTAACAAGGAAACAAAGATGCCTATAACAGACACATTGTTTGAGATTGTAGACCTTGAAAAAAGGTCTGAAGATGCAGTTAAGAAAAGACAAGTTCATGTCGAGGCTGAATACTTTATAAACACAGCCCCAATACAAGACTTAAGAGGAATAGCGATGGCTTTAGCTAAATCAAAATCCGAAGTTGATTCAATTAGAACTGAAGAAGAGTTTACTCTTAGATTTAAAATGAGAAACTTAGCTTTAACTAAACCTGAAGTAATTTTAAACAGCTTAAAGAGTCCAGAATTAAAGAACAAAGTTCTAATCTACAATGCGTTGCAAAACGGAGTCATCAAAATGTCTGATGACAATATGATGTTGTCATGGAAAGACGGAGATACGTTTGTTACCGCTCCTCATGGAATGGGTGTTGTAGACTGGTTTGCAGATTTGGCTGATAAAAATGAAGATTATGGCGACATAATAAAAAACATTAAAATCGCTATAGGAGAGAAATCTAGAGAAAAAGATGTCCCTAAAACTGAATCTTTAGAAGAGCAAATAGTTCAGAGAGCCATTAAGAATGGTAAGGTGGTTCAATCTGGAAACTGGTTTTTAGTTCCAGTAGAAGGAGAAGAAGAGCCTAAATTTAAATTCAACGGCAAGAAGAATTTAATCTCCGCAATAGAAGATAATGAAGATAATATAGTTAGCTATATTTATTAGTCAGAGTTAGTTTTTTAAAATAATTAAGGGTACTATTATGTAGTACCCTTTTTTTGTTTATCTTTGTATTGAATAATAATTTAAAATTTACAATGGGACTTAATCAATCAACAACTTCTGGCGCTCAATATATAGCTAGCATTAAACTTGAGGATGGAGTTATATCTTTACTCGGAGTTGGTAAAGCTCTTAAATTAGACGCTGACGGAGACACATCTATATCTGCAACTACTGATGACACTATATTAATAGAGGTTTCTGGTTCTGATGATTTCCAGATTACATCAAACCTATTTCAAGCGTTATCTGGGAGTGCTATAGGAGGAGCTAGTTCAACTTTCGCTCCATTAACACCTATAGCTGCACAGCAAAACTTATCAGGAGCTGGAGCTATAACTGTTACTGAATATTACACAGCATGGACTACTACAGCAGCAAATGCTGGGTCTTTAGCGGATGGAGTAATGAAGGGTCAATTAAAGAAAATACAGTTAGTTTCTGATGGTGGAGACGGAACATTAACTCCAAATAGTCTTTCTGGTGGAACAACTATAACTTTTGCAGATGCAGGAGACTTTGCTTTGCTACAATGGAGCGGCTCGGCTTGGGTTGCTTTAGAGTTAGGTAATGCTGCAGATGGAACATCAGCACCAGTATTAGCATAATTAAAATTAAAAAATGGCACTTAGTACAGTAGAAAATAGTATATACTTTCATTATGACGAAGGTATCAAGGATATAAAAGTAACTGATTCAACAGACTACAATGCTCAGGGTACTGCAGATACAAATGTAGTTGTTACAATAAAAGTAGAGTCTCCTTCAGGGGTCTTCTATAATAATCTTAGCAATACATCAGACCCAGATATAGACCCAGATGTTTCTTTAAATAGTGTAAAATTAATACCATTACCATTAGACGGAGCAGGATTACCAGAGCAAGGGCTATATACTATTACATTAGAGTATTACGATTCATCAACACCAGTAACTATAACTGATGTAAAAACAGTAACGTTAAATTATGCTTCCCCAACAGTAGATATAAGCATGGAGGCGGACTGCATAACTCCTTTGCTTACAGCTACGGATGATACAAGTTATACAGTTAATAGTATAGCGCCTACGGTTGTTAGAGATTTTAAGATACATTACCCTCCATCCATTCCAACAGCTGATGTTAGTGGAACTGGAGCTTCTGTTTCTACTTCAGAATTTTATACAGTTGCAGATTCTACTGTCGAGCATTCTAGCTCTTTAACATCTACATTAACATATACTCTGTCATCAGATGATTTAATCTATCTTATTGACGAGGTGTCTGGGAGTGAGGTTATACAAGTGGCTTGCGATGGAGATATATGTGACATATATTGTTGCATAAGAAGCCAATGGAATAGATATCAGTCGGCCAAATCTACCAATTTGGTATTGGCTGCACAAGAATATAAAAAGTTTGAAGAAATAATAGCTATATCCTCTTTAGTTGGAGCCGCAGTGAGATGCGGAAAAAGTTCTCATGTTTCTGATTATGTTTCTGAAATATTAGAAATAGCGGACTGCGAGGCAGGATGTGCTTGCGGAGACGGAACTCCTCAGTTGGTTACAGGGTTAGCGGTAAACGGCACTGATGTTATCGTTTCTCAAGGTTTAGGAACAAGTGTTACAGCAACAACAGGAGCAGGAACAAAAACATACACAGTAAGCTTAAACACAGAGAATATAAATAAATTAGCAAACACTTACAACACAGATGTGTCTGCTGGAGACAATGTTTCTTCAGTAGATGTTACACCTTCAGTGAGTGGAAGTGTAGTTACAAAAACTTACAAAGTCAATGTTGATTCAATGTACGTTGAGTCTATATTTGTTAAGGCTAAATTTACAATGAACAGCGCTGCTGTCCCAACAATAAGCATAGAGGCTCAAAAGGAATACGGTTCTACATTTGGCTCTGTTAATCAGACTGGAGGAACGGAGTTTGTGTTAAACAACAACAACGCTTCTTTCTCTGACTGGACTACAAAGTTAACAGACTTTACAATTAGTAATTTCTTTTCAGCTGCAGCGGTTGACTATTTTCCAGAGGTGTCTATAGTAAATATTGTAAAACCAACAACAGGTAGTGCTACATCTTGGATACAGGACATTCAAGCAAACATTGTTGAGATGAATAGCTCAGACTTTACTATGAGATTTTCAGATATGAGCGGAGCGCCTATTTCTGGTTTAGCAATTCAGGATTACACGTCATTTGAATTAATATTTAAAATACAAGCATAATGGCTAAAGGTATACATGATTTAGGTTCTGGATACGGTTTTATTTACACTGTAGACCCAAATGGAACCAGTATTATAAAGGCAAGAATAAACAGCAGTGACTCTGTTAGAACAGTACTTGTAGAAGGCGTTCAAGCCAGGTCTGTTGGATTAAATAAAAGACCTACAGGTAAAATACGTATAACAGGAGTAACAGGTGTTGGTTCTATATCCGCAGTTACAGTAAACAGTATAAACCAAATAGGAGCAGCCATAGCTTATACTGGAGCAACAACAGCTTCATCTTTAGCTGCGTCTATAGCTACAGCCATGAATAGCTATGATGACGGAGCTGGAGAGGATTATGTAGCTGTATCTGTTGGAGATACAGTATTTATTACTGGAGAGGTAGCTATAGGTTCTGCTCATAACGCACTTAGTGCCATAGTTACCAATACTGGTAATATGACATACACGACAACTGAAGTTAATGGAGGTACTGACGGGTCAACTGTTTATAATAGCGATTACGGTTACAGATTCTTTTTAGATGCAGATTACAACTCTAGCGGATGTGCTGGGTTGGGCACTGCTACAGAGGACAGTTTATCTAATGCTGTTGAAATAACAGACTACATCGTGGGAAGAGCAATGAATAGTTCTATTGCATCTGAAAGCATATCTATATCAAGTGGGTCTATTTCACCTACAAGAGCATCAACAATAAGTGTTCTAACGGTAGACACAGAGAGTGCAGCATCTACTGACGACTTAAATAGCATTAATAATAAAGGATTTGCTACTTACGATATAGTTATTATTAAGGGTGCTGATTCTGGAAGAGTTACAACTGTAAAAGATAATGCTGGAAACATACAGTTAACAAGTGATTTAGATTTCGATACTGGCAATACAGAGGACGCTATTTGGCTTCAACTTGAGGCAGATGGCTCATGGTATGAGTTAGGCAGAACATCTTCTGCATTAGGCGCTACAGCTGATTACAGAACGGCTGGATTTGGTTTTTTCGGTATTGAAACATATAACACAGCAGCAACAGCAACTAGCGGTACAACTACTTTTAATGGAGGAACAGACAGTAAGCTTCAAAAATTAACTGGAGCAGCTACACTAACTGGAAACACCACATACGCTTTAGGGACTGGAGTTAATGGAGATTATTTTGAATTAATATTTGACTCATCTATAACTACAAGCGGTAATAATTTAACAATATTTGGAATAACTCTAACAGACGAGCAGGCTTTAACTGGAGGGTTAATATTTAGGGCAGAATACAGGTCTGCTGGATGGTACTCTTGGGTATCTCCGAATTTAGACCCAGGAGCCTCTTATTCATTTCAATTAAATACTGCTGATTATACCGATGATAGTGTTACTGTAGCTAAGGTTGAATCAAATTTAGAGCACCAATGGAAGTATGTAAATGTTTCATTTGAGACATCAGAAGTTGGAGACATGAAGGTTACTATGCCAAAGTGTACTGTTGTGTCATTTAACGCTTCTGTATCTAAAGCTATAGCAGCAACAGATGACGCTACTATTGTTCCTAAAAACAATGCAGGCACAGCTATGACTAGCGGTACATTAACATTGACTGCTTCTTCAGCTATAGGAACTCAATTTACATCAACACCTTCTGCTAATAATACATTTACTGAAGGTCAGACTATGACTTTAACAACAGCAAAAACAACAGCTGGAGGAAAGGCTATAATTAGCTTTAGAATACAATTAACTTAATGTGGCAAATCCAACAGAACATATAAGGATATTTGAGGTAAATGACACAAATTTATTAAGAGTAATAACTAATAATGAAAAAGATTCGACATATTATTCTAAAAGCAATTTAGAGGTATTAGCTAATAATGGAAAGCTTGTACTGAAAAATGAAGGAGTTATTGTGTTGTCTGCATTTCCTTACGAAGTTTTAGTGCCAGTCGAAGAGAGTGTAGTAGACTTAGTAGAGATAATACAAGGATACATAAATAATATAATACCAGAAAACCAAGAGGAGGTAAATATATTAAGTGATATATTAACATCGAATGAAGAGAGGAATGAACTACTAGAGGTAATAAGAAAACAAACAGAGGTTCAAGATGAGATGCTTGAAGAATTAAAACTTTGTTCAAAATATTTAAGAAAAATTTATAATCCAGAATAACATGGCACAACAGATAGAAGATGGTAGTGGATTTGACTATAGAGCAAAGGTAGATAGTAAGAATAGACTATTTACAGATTCTATATCAAGAGAGCAGTTAGAATACGCTGTGCTTACAGGTAATGGGTACAATATATCAACAGGGAGTATGACATTAACAACTGATGGTGAATCAGCCGTTGGGTGGTTTCAGTATACAGGTAAATTTGCTATTGTTATAAAGGAGATACTTGTTATATTAGGAGCTACAACAGGTGGTACAGGTAACGGTACAATTACATTATTAAAGAACCCAAAATCAGGAACTATAATTTCAAATGCAGTTCCTGTTGGTGCTGCTAGTAATAGAGATTTCTCAAGTTTTAACCAATTACCAGCTACAGCTTATAAAGGAGCTGAAGGTTATACATTTACAGATGGAGAAACTTTTGCAGTTACTGGAAGAGATGGTTCTGCTCAAATAGTATCATTTGATGCAGCCCCAATAGTATTAAGAAAAGGAAATTCAATAGGAGTTAAATATACCCCACCTTCAGGGAATACTTCTCAAAGTATTATTGTTGCAGGTACAGTTTATGAAGAAAAAGTAGAGATATAATATGGCACAAGAAATAATAGATGGCTCAGGTTCTGGTTACAGGGCAAGAGTAAATGAAAACAATAGATTAGAAACTTTTTCAATAATTGAAAGTAGAATTGCTGACATCAGTAATAGAAAAGGAGAAAGTTTTATTATCACTTCAGATTTTGTTAGTTTAACCACTACAGGGTCTTTCAATGGGATTATGTATGTAAAGAATACAGACCCAGATAAACTTTTATTCATTGATAGAGTTAGGGTTTGTGGAACAGGAGCTTCAATGGGTTCACTACAAGCTAAATTTTATAAGAATCCAACAACAGGAACTCTTATATCTGATGCCAATGCAGGAATAGTTGTTCCATCTAACTTAGGTAGTAATGTTGATTTTTCAGGAACAGTTTATGCTGCTTCAGGAGATGGTAAAACTATTACAGATGGTACTCAATTTAGTCAATTTACAGTACATTTACCAGGTCATACAATACAAGAATATCAAGGTAATTTAATTATTCCGGGTGGTGCTTCAGCAGGTATAGCAGTAAAACCTAGTTATGCAACAGAAGCTTGTATTGAGGTTCAATGTTGGTTTGAAAATAAAAAAATAATATAAAATGGCAGAACAAATATTAGATGGCTCAGGAACTGGTGCTAGAGCAACAGTAGGGGCTGACAAAAGATTACAGGTAAGAGCAATATCTGAAGATGAAGAAATCCACAATGGAGAATTAGGTAGCACTTACAACTTTAATACTGGATTAATTTCAATAACAGCAGATGCTACATTACTATACTTTAAAAATAATTCAGACAATAACTTTATATTAAAAGCTATTGCTATAGGTTCTTTTACTGGTATTACCCACTCTAGTAGTCCTTATATAACAATAATTAGAAATCCTACTGGTGGAGATTTGATTACAGATGAAACTGCTGTATCAATGAATCAAAATAGAAACTTTGGTTCTAGTAAAACTGCTACTGTAGATGTTTATAAAGGTAAGGTTGGAGGAACTATCACAGGTGGTGATGATATAGCTATCTTACAGGTTAACCCAACATCAAGAGACTACTACGGTATAGATTTCATCCTACCAAAAGGAGCTAGTGTTGCTGTAAAATTAAATGCAGGAGTAAGCTCAGGTTCAGCTAATTACTACTGTGCTTTGATAGGTTATTTTAAAGATGATATAGACGCAGAATAATGATTACAACTAGAATAGTAGGAGCTAATGGAAAGCAGCTCAAAATAAATGGTGAGGGTGAAATAGCAGTTGCTATACACACCCATCCACCTACTGATGAGGTAGTAGAGTCTTTACCTCTTAGAGCTTATTTTGAAAATGCTGGTAGTAATGATATGAGAGTGAATGGTGCTACTACTCCAGTAGAATTTTCTATAGATGCAGACGGAGAATTTGATAAGTACATAAAAACTTTATCAATAAAATTAGCAGACCCTTCAGCACAACTGGATAAGTTTGGCAACTTAACAGCTCTTACCAATGGGGTAGAATTTATCTGGAGGTCTATAAGAGTAGGAGAACAAATAATCCACGATGGTATAAAAGATAACCTAGAATTCTTTAGACTTTCTAATGGAGGATATGTGCCTCAGATAATAGATTTATCTGGAGGTGGAGCTGATGCCATTATTGTGTATGTTGATTTGGCACAACTATTTGGTAACCCATGGGGGATAAGATTAGAGAAAGGTACTACTGATAAACTATTATTTAGAGTTAATGATAATTTATCTAGTGGTATATCTGAGTTTAATATAATAGCATACGGAACAAAAATTTAAGTATCTTTGTATTATGATTAATATTGATGAATTTAAGACATTTGTTTATCTTGTTGCAAACAAGAGTGGAAGAGGCACTTTAACTCCAGCTCAATTTAACTCAGCTGTTAAGCAAGCGCTGTTTGCATGGACAAATTCCCAAATAGGCAACCAAAAAGAATACCAGCCAGGACAGCCGATAGCTAGAACATCTATTGATTTAGACCAAACATCTATTGATAGGTTGAGACATTTAAAAGAAACAAGAGATATAAGAGTTACTTCTGGCGAAATGCCAATACCTAATGGCTTAAACAAAGACATTAACAACCAATCAATGCCTGAGTATTGGACATTATCTAGATTAACACATAAGTATCAGTCTAATGGAAATATAGTTAAACAGCCAATAGTAGTTGTGAAAGATAATGAATGGGCTATGAATTTAGGCAGCAGCATAATAGCTCCAACAAAAAAAAGAGCTATAGCTAATATTCAGTCTGATAAGTTTTTAATAGAACCATCTAATCTTATAAATATGGTAAACTTAACATATATAAGAGTTCCAGAGACGCCAGTTTGGGGATATAATGTTACAAATAATAGACCTGTATACGATTCTTCAAAAAGTACTAATTTAGATGCCCCTCAGCAAGCTTTTAATGAAATAGCTATGATTACACTTGAATTTATAGGAATAAGAATAAGAGAGCAGGAATTAATACAGGCAGCGTCTGGAATGGAAAATAAAGGAGTATAATGTTAACAAGTAAATCTAAAATAGCGGAACAAATATCAAGGAGACTCAGAGGTTATACTGACGAATTTAGTATTGACGAAAGAGAATTAATGCTATCAGTTCATCAGTCTCTAGCGTCCCTCATAAGAGTTAGATTCTTTGAAAGTAAAAGTGTGGATTTTAGCGAGATTGACGGAAGTGTTTATTACACTATATCTGGCAATTCGGTATTGAAAGATAATATAAGAAAAGAATATTACACATCAGTTCCATCTTCAACTATATCTCTTCCTTACGGAGTAGATATAAAAAGAATAGGAACTCCAAGAGGTAGAGGATTTGTTGAAGTTCAGCTAGGATTTAATGACCTTTACAGTAATCTTCAGTCTTCTAGTTTAGAGGGCAATACTGGATTCTACAGAGAAGGAGCTAGGATATATTTTGTTAACATGACAAAAACAAATTTACCAGAAACGGTGAATATAACAATGACACTTCCTTTAGATAGCATTGAAGAGGATGATGACTTAAATATTCCTGTAGACATGGTTAACGAGGTTATTGAACAAGTGTTTGAAAAGTACGCAAGAACTCTTGGTATTCAGGATGATGAAGAAAACAACTCTATAGATAAATGAGAAAATTAGACGAAATAGTAAGAGAGTTTTATATTGAAAGACTACATTCTAGTCAAATGGATAATAGATACCCTATGTTTATTCAAATGGCTATATCTGGACTAAAGGACTTGACTTACGATATAAAGAGTTCTATTACTGAAGTAATACTAGATGTTAACGATAACGATACTGTAGACCTTCCGTCAAACTATATTGATTATCTTGTTTTAGGTGTTATACAAAATGGAGTAGTATCAGCAATAGGGCATAGTAGAAATTTAGCTCCAAGAAATAATGATGAATGCGGAGACCTAGTGGCTGGCGCAAGTGACGGTGCTGGAGGAACTTTTGTTGGGTTCAATTCATCTCATTACACTAAAGACGGTCAATTTAACGGCAGGCATTATGGTGCTGGAGGAGGAGGTAATGCTCATGGACTATTTAAAGTTTATAAAGATAGAGGGTATATTTCATTAAGCGGAGTAAGTGCTGAATCTGTAGTCCTTAGATATTATGCAACATTAGAGCAGATTGACGGAAACTTTATGGTTGAGGAGTATTACACTGAAGCAATAAAGGATTGGATTTGGTGGAAGTATGTTCAAAATCAAAGAAGTTATGATTTAGGGGTAAAGCAGCTAGCTGAAATGAACTACGAGAAGCAGAAGAAAAAATCAGAGAAAAGGGTGTACAGATTTAATGCAGTTGAATTTATGAGTGCATTTAGAACAGGATACAGGTCATCTCCAAGAATATAACAAACAATGGCGTTAGAAAAGAAAAACTTTTTAGGAGGCTTAAATTATGACACCGAGGACAGATATGTCCCTAACGGAGACTATAGGTATGCACTAAACTGTAGGTTATCAAAGTCTGACGGGGCAAACCAAGGTGCAGTTGAAAATACCAAAGGAAACACTATAGTTAATATTGAGCTACCTACAGGGGTAAATAAAGTCATAGGCTCTTATGATAATCTTGAGACTAATAAAGTTTATTATTTCTTATTCAATAATGGGGGTAATCATACTATATATGAGTTTGATTCTATAACAAATGTAATTACAACCGTATTACAAACTCCCTTATTAAATTTTAAATCTAACAAGTTTATTGACGACCCATTTATGATTGATGATTTATTGTTCTTTAACGATAGATACAATGAGCCTGGGATGATAAATGTAGATAGGGCTAAATCAAATGGATATCCACAACCATTAAAGAGAGAGCATATAAATGCGTATGCTACCGCTCCAGGGAAACCTCCATCTGTAGAATACGATAGCAACTCTTCAATAAAGACAAATAATGTTAGAAATAAGTTATTTCAATTTAGATATAAATATGTTTATAGAGATAACCAAGAAAGTGCATGGAGCCCTGTATCAAAGGTAGCTTTCCCAAAAGATGAAGCATCATACAGACCTTTTCTATACTACCCTACTGACTTGAACAATGTTATAAACATAGAGGTGGAAAACAGTGATGATTATGTTAGATATATAAAGATAGCTTTCAGAGAGGGTAATGACGGAGATTTTTATTTGGCAGCAACAATAGATAAAGATAAATACAACACATTCCAATCTGTTTTGTCAACCTATACGTACAAGTTTTATAATGACGAAATATATACAGCTATTGACAATGATGGAAATGAAGGAATGAGAAATCAAGATTGGGTTCCATTAAAGTCTGACAGTCAAGCACTTATAGATGGAAACAGAGTTGCTTATGGAGGTATAACTGAAAATTACGACCCAGTAGACATAGATATCGATATAGAGGTAAATTCAGATATAAATGAAGATGTTGATGCACCTCAAGTTGGAACTATTGATGCTACAAACACATGGAATGAATACGGCAGTAGCACTCCTTTAGCGGCACCAAACACAGGGTTCTCTGACCCAGAGTGGGTTTATGTTTTTGGAAGCCCATCTAATTACTCAAAAGTAATAAATGGGACAACGTTTTATTTAGCTGGAGCTAGGGAAGCTAATGGCAGGCCAGCACCATTTCCAACTCCATTAAAAAACAGTGTAAACGCAACCGACATAGCCACACCAGGAGTTCTTTGGTCTGTAGGTACATACCAAACAAATGCTAATAGCTTTGGGTATTATTATGGAAACAGAGTAGTAGGCCTAAAGATAAATAGCGCATCAAACCCAGTCAAATATGCTACAGATAGCTCTAGAAGTATTTTCTATGTAGACAAACCTTCAAGTGCTGGAATTAGGTATATAAGCAAAATGACCACATCTTACTATGATTGGGGAACTACCAATGAACTAAAAACACATGTTCAAACTGTTCAGTATACATCTGTTGGCGGTGAATCGGCATTGGATGTTGCTAATGCGTTAGTTCTAGCCTATAAGAACGCAGGAACAATAAATACAGGACTTGTTGATATTGATTTTACTGGAAGCTACGCTTATGTAGACGCTTCAGACCCAGCGGATAGAGCCAGAGTAGAGGTATGGGTAAGGGGATTTGTGCCTCAAGCGGATATAATAGACATAACTGGAAGCTGGTGGCCAGTACAAGTTGGCAACACTATGCCTGCTATATATTACACTTCTGTTGGAATTAATTCATACGCATCATGGACTACAAGAAGTGAGCTTACATTGAAGAAAGGGGCTAGACATGGAATAGGTATGGTTTATTATGATACACCGAATCGTTCTGGGTTAACCAATGTTTCTAATTCTAAAACATTTTATGTTCCATTTTTCAGCGAAATGAACATGCAGTCTGGGCAAATACCTGGGCAAACAACACTCAGAGTGTCAGTTAATCACACACCTCCATCATGGGCTAAAAGATATCAATTTGTTTATACTGGAAATCAAACAATAGAATATTTACCAGGAGAAGAGAACGCATATAAAGGTTTTATACACGCTAGAATAACTAGCTTAAACGCTACAACATCAGTAGCTTCTGGAGCTCAAAACGCATTACTAACAAATATAGATAATTACAACAACACTATACCAGAGGCTGTAGAGCTTGACTATTCATTTTCAAAGGGTGATAGAATAAGATTTATCACAGATAATAATGGTGATTACTACCAACAATACGCAGACGTTGAAGTTATATCTTATGATGACACCACAAAATATATTGAGTTTAAAACTCCAGACGGAATAACTGTTGACGATGGAAGTCTTGTTGAGTTGTACACACCTAAAAAAAGGGTTGAAAAAGCTGTTTATTATGAAATTGGAGAAGTTTATGATATAATCGGAGGAATACATACTGGAAATATATCTAACCAAACATCTTCTTCCCCAGCTGTTGTAGACCTATTAGACATAGGTGATGTATATTTAAGGTACAGGGTTGCTCCAGTATCAAGGATAGTTGAAAGTTATAGTTATTCTGACTTCTATAATTCTGATTACTGGAATAAAGGAAGAGCTAATATAGATGACGTAAACATTAAACAAGTAAAAAGAGAGTCTACGATAAGATACTCTAATCCGTACTTACCAGATACAAACATAAATGGACTATCTACATTTAATGATTTTTCATTTGAAGAATACGACCAACAATACGGCTCTATACAACTAATGTTTCCTGAAGATAAGGATTTAACCATATTTCAAAGGTTAAAGGTAGGTAAAGTCAGGGTAGGTCAAGATACATTATATAGTAATGAAGGGACTTCTGTTGCTACAGTAAAAAGCCAGAACAATGTGCTTAGCGATATAGTATATTATTCAGGCGAGTTCGGCATTGGAAACAATCCTGAAAGCTTTTCAGTAAGAGGCAACACAAAAAGGTTTGTAGACGTTCCTAGAGGAACAGTGCTAAGTCTTGGTGGAGATGGAATTACTGATATAGGGAGCATATTTATGCATAACTACTTCACAGACACGTTTAAAGAACTGATAAATAGCGGTGGAGATTATAGGGTTATAGGCACGCATGATGTTCGTTTTGGTGAATACATTTTGTCTATACATGGTAATATTGAAGATATAGAAATATTAAATGATACAGACATAGGAGCTCCATCTCAATCTAACGATAGTGATATTAATGACTCAAACTACACAGGAAGTCAAACTGCAGTTCCAGACTCATTTAGTCAACCAAGATTTGTTGACAACACTGGTGATAGTGACTCATCAGAAAGTAGGGTTGCAATAGTTGATTTAACACCTACAGAAGAAATCACTGATTATTTATTTGAGACAATAGCTTTCAGTATAGATAAAAGAAGATGGGTTTCTTTTTACTCTTACATTCCAGATTACATCTCCACAAACAATACTTCTTTAATATCGTTTAAAGATGGTCAGTTATATAAGCACAACGACAACGATACTTATAATAATTTTTATGGAGAGCAATTCACACAAAAGATAAAATTCATCTCCAACGAAGAGCCTAGGTTAATTAAGTTTTACAGCACTATATTAACAGAGTCCACACACCCATTTTCTATGCCTGAAGCAACCAATCAGTTTGGGCAGAAAACATCTTTAACTTCTAATGATTTTGTTGATGATGAAGGTGTTTTTAAATCTGAGTTATTAATGGATGAAAACACTCCTAATGTAGACAACCCAATAATAGAGGGAGATAATATTAGATGTCACTCCCTAGCGATAACATTAGAAAATTCTGACACAGAGTTAGTTAAATTATTTGAGGTTGGAATCGGATTATATCCTTCTCAATTAACAGGAAAATGATTTTAGATTTAATAACAATATCATCTATAGTTTTAATACTAACTACATCTAAATTATTAAAACCATTTAGAGAGTTTTTATCAAGGAAATCAATCTTCCTTGGAAAGCTATTTTCATGCCAAATGTGTTTGGGAGTTTGGGTTGGATTGATATATTTCTTTATTCCACAAGAAATTAAAGAGTGTTTATATTATATTTTTATTGGCAGTTTATCTTCTTTTTTACTATATTTGCTCATAGAATTAATAAAAAAAGAATGATTGTAGTAACTGGAGCACCTAGAACTGGAACGAGCATGATGATGCAAACGCTTTTAGAGCTAGGTTTTAACACGCCTGCTGAAAAATTCATAGACGAACATAAGGAAATTATCGATAGAAATCCAAAAGGATTCTATGAGATGACGAGCCAAATAATAAACGGCATTCATACCAACGAATACAAAGGTCAGTGTATAAAGCTTTTCCCTCCAGAACTATACAGAACCAATCAAGACCTTGTTGATAAAATAATAGTATGTGTCAGAGATAAGGATTCAGCATTGAATAGTTATTCAGATATACATAAAATATTAAAACAATCTTACACTCCAGAGGAAGTTTATGATATGTGCTATACAATTATAGATACAATAGTGATGTATAAACAACATATTTTTATTAACTTTGAAGATATAATTAGTAACCAAAAAGCAGTTATTAAAGAGGTTTGTGATTTTTTAAAGATAAATCCAAGTCAAAATCAAATTGATAACGCTATAAAAAACATAGATTATGCCACTGTTAGCGATAGGAGCTGGAATGTCAGTACTTAGTTCAGGTATAGGAATCTGGCAAGGAGAAAAACAGCGAAGAGAAGGTGAAAAAGCTATGAGCGGTTTAAATAGGCCGACATACGAAATACCTAAAGAGCTTTACGACAACCTGTCTGATGCTGAGAAAATGGAGGTTGAAGGACTGACTCCTCAGCAAAAAAAAGATTTTGTCCAAAATGTAGAGCGTTCTCAACAGTCTGCTCTTAAAGCTCAAGCTGATAGAAAAGGTGGTTTAATGGGTCTTCAAGCTATGATGCAACAAGAAACATCAGCATATTCTGGATTAACAAGTATGGATGCTGCGGCTAGAAAAGAGTCTGAATTAAGAAAGCAAGCGTCTGTTATGCAGGCTAGAGAAGCTATTGCTGGAGCTAAAGATAGAAGATATCAAGAGCAAATGGGTAATTACCAGCAAGACTTGCAGTCAGCCCAAGGTATGATAGGGGCTGGGCAGCAAAATACAATGAGTGGTATTCAAGGTATAGGTAGCGCCATGCTTCAGGTTGGAGCCGCTACTTATGGTGGTGGTGGACAAAATAAAGTTCAAACTACTCCTTAGCCTTATAAATGAAAAAATGCAAATCAAACATATTAAAGAATGGCTAATAACCCAAGGTCAGCAGGAATAGGCACAGGTGCTGCACAAGTGTATGACTACTCTCGTATAGATAACGCTATGCGTGATGCCATGGGCATTGTGTCGCAAAAAAGAGCTGTAGCAGAAAAAAGACAGCAAGAGCTTGACGATGAAAAAAGAAAAGCTATCCAGCAAATGCGAGGAGAGTTTGGTGACTATGATACAACCAAAATGAAGAGAGCTGATGTAGACTATCTTATTAATATGGTCAAAAAATCAAAAGAACAACTAGATGGAAATTGGGATAAGGTTTATCAAGGAGACCCTTACTACTCCAATCTATACAATGAGCATGTAATGCTTCAAAAGAAGTTTATAGGAGACTCTATTGATTCTAAAGAAAAGTTTCAAGCAGCAATTAAAGCTGCGGAAGAGCCTGACTCTGGTTTTAGTGAAGCAGCAAAGGAAAGGCTATTAAAGGCCTCTATTACAGAAAACGTAATGTGGTCAGACGCTGTTGGTCAAGGCATAACTACCAGAGACCAAATAATAGGAAACATATTTGAGAACATAGATGGAGCTTTTTTAAATAGCGGTGATGAGCTTTATGATATAAAGCAAGCTGGGTCTAAAAATGCTCAAGGTGGATTTTATGAGGTTGATTCTAAGATATGGAAAGATGACAAAGAAGCTTTCCCTAAATTCAAATCAACAATAAAGGCTAACCCTAGCCTTATAAGAGATATGGATATCCAATATTCCGATGTTCCTGAAGAAGAAAGAATGCAGCGTATGTACGAAGATTACAAGTCCTCTAGAGAGACTTATAAGAAAGATGTTACATCGTATGCAGCTCAAGATGACTCTAAAGACGGTGTAGACGGAGCTACCATAAATGTAGTTCCATACGTATTACCAAATGGAGTCAAAGGAATAACATTCGCTAACCCTAAGAAAGCGTTAACCCCTGTGTCTATAACTGTACCAAAAACAGGGAAGTCTCCAGAGAAGGTATTAAGCGTTATGCCTTCTGAAATATACAAAAACAAGAAAGGAGAATGGAAATTAAGAGGTAAGGCTACTAATAAATCATGGAATGAGTTAACTTCTAAAGAGCAAGAGAAGTATGGTTCTGAAGATAATTATCTTCAAACTGCTGAACCTGGAGATGTTGTAGACCAAGTTATACAAAAGAATATGGCTGCTAAAATAGCTGCGCAATACGGAATTAGCGACTACGAGCAATATTTTAATGGCTCGTCTAGCACTGGTGGAGCATACTAAATAAAATTAAATGGAAGATAATCTTAAAAAACTACACGCTAATCTTTCGGAAAAATGGGAAGGTTTTTCTGTTCCTTATGAGCAGTTTGCTTCTGATATGTCTGATGAAGATAATCTTAAAAAATTACACTCAAATTTAACAAGTAAATGGGAAGGTTTTTCTGTTCCTTATGAGCAGTTTAAATCTGATATGGGTGTAAAAAAAAAAGAAGAATCTGGACAAGACTCAAAGATTCATGGGAAGCCTTTCTCTGGGAATACAACTCCTGAGAAGGAAATTCCAGCTTTAGAGAAAGCAGCAAGAGAGGTATCAGAGAATCCAGTTTTATCTTCTTTAGCTCCAGCTATATCAGCTGTTGGCAATTTATCTATGCGTGGAGACAAGAAGGTTAGAACTAAACTAGATAACGTTAAAAAGGTTATCAGAGATAATTACGATAGATTTTCAGCATTAGACCCAGAAGAAGCTAGAATAGCGCTTAGGAATGAAGTGTTATCTAAAACAGAGAACGCTTACATAGCTGACGAGGCTGTAAATTATTTAGATAGGCTTGATGAGAATCAAAGAATATTAAGCAGCGAACAATCAAATGAACAACGTCCAACCGAGTTTGATTCGGCATTGTCTAAAATAAAGGAATTTAACACAAATAGAATAAACAAAAACATTCCTGAAGTAGAGAAGAGCGTTAAACCCGAATCAATACCAAATGACAAGGTTTACAATGATTATGCCAACTACTTAAAAGAGGCTAACCCAGAAAGCTACAATAAGTATGTATCAGGAGGATATGATGACGAAGGGAAGACTGGGGCTGACTTTTACATGAATGCTTTAACGCATCAAAAAAAGATATTGGACGCTAAATATAGCAACGGAACTATTGATGAAGACTCTTACAGATATCAAGTGTCTGAGCTAAACGATAAGAACAAGAAAGCCTTTGTATATTTTCCAGAATACAATAAGGAATTAAAAGCAAGAATAAGAAAACAAACTGAAATAGATGAGAGTTACAATGAGGCTTTATCTAAAATAAATAGCAGCGACCCAATAGAATCATCTAAAGCAAAGGCAGTTATTGGATATTACAACGTTGTTGCCCCAGCTGCGTCTGCATTCATGAAGTTTGGTGTTGATTTTATATCATCAGCGGGAAGAATGTCCGCTATAGGTAAGACAGAAGCGGAAAAAGAATCTATAAATGGATTCATAACCGATATGAATGATTATTTTGATGTAGAGAAATCAACATCAATATACAAATTACCAAGTGACTTAAAAGGCTCTTTGTATGAAAACGGGGAAATACAACTGCAAAAGTTGACTCCAAAATTATCCGAAACAATGGCTCAGATGTACTCCTTAATACTTAGTGGAGGCAAGGCCTCAACTATTTTAGAAGGAGCTGGTGTTGCTTCCAAGTTCTCTGGAAACATGGGACTGTTTACAAGTTCGTTCTTAAGCACTCAGAATCAATACTATATGGATGCTAAATCCAATCCATCCATCAGTAATGATGAGGCTATGGCTTACAGTTTAACATCAGCAACAACCACATCTATGTTAGAGATGATTTCTCCACAAGAATATATGACAAAAAACATATTAAGTGGAAAAGCATCAATAGACGCTGTAAAAGATATTGCTAACGGAGTATCTAGAAGTAAAGCTATCTATAAAAACTTTGTGTTTGGAGCTAAAGAGGCTGGAAAAGAGGTGGTTCAGGAATTTTCACAAGAAGGTGGAGATTTGTTAAATAATTATATATTTAACCAATTAACTGATGCTGACCTTAAAACAAGTGTAGGGGCAGACGAAATGCTAGAATTAGTAACCCTTACAGCTATAGTTGGGGGTATAGGCTCTACTGGAGGTTTTAAGGGTAGCGACCAAATTAGAGCTGAGTCATTTTTTAATGCCATGAATAATCAACCAGACTTTGACAAAGCAACGTCTGAAGAGTCTAATATAAATAACCTAGGTAAAGAGAAAATAGCTAAAGCTAAAGAGCAAGTAAAAGAATTTAGTAAAATATATAAAGCTCTTCCAGAAGAATATAGCGAAAACCAAAAGTCTCTTATAGCTATGAATCAAATAGATTTAAAAGAGCTTGAAGCAAGAAGGAGAGATGAAGAGTCTATTGACGAGATAATATCTCAGAAGATGGTTTCAAAAACAGATGAAGAGATAGCTGCTACAAGAGAGGAGATGGCTAAAAATGCTGGCATAGAAGCTCCTCCAGGGAAAAGATTATTTAATGAGCCAAATCCTGAAACAAAAGAAATAGTTTCTGAATATAAACAATCAAAAGGATTAGAAACGGGTGATAGCGACCCAATAACAGAAATAGATGTAGATAGAGCTAAATCAATAGCTGATGCTTTCGAAGCTATGGAACATAACCCTAACGACCCTGAGACAAAAGAAGCTTATCAGTTAATGGCAAGCGAGACTGTAGAGCAATATAATGCAATATCAGATAAAGGGTATACTTTTGAGATTTACGAAGGAGAAGGAGAGCCATATAAGAACTCTCAAGAAATGATTAATGACTTAAAGAATAATAAGCATTTATATATTCTTTCGACTCAAAAACAATTTGGAGAAACTGAAATAACAGATGAACAAAGAAATGAAAACCCATTATTAAAAGACTCTGGAGTAAAAGATAAAAATGGAGTTCCATTATTAGTAAATGATGTATTTAGAGGAGTGCATGATTTCTTTGGTCATTCTGAAAGAGGTAATAGTTTTGGCGCTATAGGAGAAGAGAACGCATGGGATATACACGCTAGAATGTTTTCAGACAAAGCTAGAAGAGCTATGACTACAGAGACTAGAGGTCAAAATTCATGGGTAAATTTTGGTAAGCACCTAAGAAACGAAGATGGCTCAATTAAAAAGAAAGGCGATAAAGGATACTTATCACCTACTGAAAAGCCATTTGCTCAACAAAAAATAGGCTTGTTGCCAGAAGAGTTTTCAAATATAGAAGAGAAATACACAAAGGTATTAAAAGGAGAGCCTATAGATGTAGACATGGAGTCAAAAGGCGTATACCTGAACGTTGGAATGAAGATTGGGGATACAGACCAGGATATATCTAAATCAGATATTGAGTCAAAACTACCAAAAGACGTAGAGATAATAGAATCAACAGAGGTTTCTGGAACAGAGCCTACGCTTTCATTACAGTTATCAAGACCTTTAACAGACGTTGAGATGAAGAAGTTTTTATCTGAAACAGGCCAAAAGGCTATTCCTCAAGTTGCAGAAGGAAAAGGGACTATATATGGAAGTTTAGAATGGGGGCAATTCAATCCAGAATACTTTGTAATGCCAGATAGGGTTGTTTTATCTGATAAGTTAAAACAAAGTGATGCAAAAGAAGGGAAAATAGAAGAGCCACCAAAACCTCCAAAAACAACTGAAAGACCTAATCTTGATGGAGATGGAAAAGATGTTGATAGTTTCTCGGCTTATGCTAGAGGCGTTATACCTAAAGCAGAGCAATATAAACATGAATGGACTCCGCTAATAACAGAGCTAGAAAATGGGGCTGACCCAAGCGTTATTTTAGACAGGATAGATAAAATAGCTGAAAAAGTATCTAAAAGAGAATCAGAAAAAACGAAAGACAGAATAGCAAGATTAATTACTAACAAAAAATCGATAGCAAGAAAGGTTGGTAAAAAATGGAAAGGAAAGGTTCCTATTGAGGTTCAGGACTTTATATCTAATTTTGACCTTAGCATGTTGGATGGAATGTCGTTGATGGAATTAGAACAGACTCATTCTTTAATTAAAGACATTCTTAAAGCTGGAAGACAAGAGGTTGCTGTTAATAAAAGGTTTACTAATTCTATAAAAAGAAGAAAATCAGCAAAGACATTTTTAGCTCTAAAGGAAGGCTCTAAACCATCAAAAAAAGCTAATTCTAAAGAAGAAGTTGTAGAGTATTTAGAAAAGCAAAATAAATCAGTTGTTCTTGATGGCCAGCTTATATCTAGCAAATCGGCATTGGAAGAATATTTAAAAGACCATGATAGTGACTTCAAGGATATAGACATATATAGCACACCTAAAATGTCTGTAGCTAAAGTAAACGAGAGTCCATTGAGAGCTCTTTATCAAAAGCTAAATCCATTCACAGCAAAGAACAACTTATGGAATAATATGATTCCTGTATTTAAAGGCAGTAAAGCACTACGTGAAGAGATGACTGATTTAAAGGAAAGTGTAAATACTGCTGACTTTAACATGGAAGAAGAGGTGTATAGAAAGAAAAACAAATACCTTTCTGACATTAAAAAAATATTTGGAAAAAAATCTATTGCGTTAAACATTCTAGGAAAGAATGCAGATATAAATCCAATAGAAGATTACCTTGAGCCTCCTTCAAATAGCACGCTTGTTAACCTTTATAATATAGCTCGTTCTGGTAATAAGGAATCTAAGACTGATTCAAATGGAATACCTATCACAGAAGGTTACGAGAAATTATTAAAGTCTGGCTTCGATAAGGACGGGATAAAACAATTATTTGAATACATTGAAGGAAATAAAGAGCTCAAAGAGTATTCTGATTATTTAATAGAGGATTTTTACCCATCAATGAAAGATGATTACGAGCCAACATACATACATTTAACTAACACTAAGTTTCCAGAGGGAGTTTATTACCCAAGGTTTGCTGAGACGACCAATAGAGAGATAATAGATAATGGTCAATTAATGGATGATAATGGCAATCTAAATTATAAAGACGCAGTAGCAGGAAATCTAAAACAAAGAGTTAATCATAACTTAGGAGTTAACACGTCTATAGGAGCTCACGAGGTTGCCATGAATTACATTTCAACAATGGAGAGAGCGAGACAGTTTGTTCCAGTTGGAGAAAAGGTTAACGCTATATTTAACTCAGTAAACTCTGCAGAAATAGTTAAGAAAATAGGTACTGTCAACTTTAATAAACTTAGAGACCATTTAGGAGTAGTTATAACTGGCCAAGACCCAAGGGCTGCAAAATCAAATTCATTTGACTTTATTGTTAATCAAATGATGACATACAAGATATTTGGGTCTCTTGCTTTTAAATTAGCCTCAATACCGAAGCAGCTTACTTCATTCACTCACTTCTCTACAGCTAGCGGAGTCAGATTTCACGAGTGGCTGACAGGGTTTGTTCCTATAACAAGAAATGACGCAAAAGTATTTGCTGAAATATGGACTTCTCCATACGTTAAAAGAAGAATGCAAGGAAGAAGCTTTGATATAGAGGTAAATAGACTTTTAAATTCATCTAAAGGGTCTTTAAGTAAAAGATTCGCTAGAACATTCACAAGGATAGCCATGTCTCCAATAACCGTTGGGGATATAGGTGGTGTTCTTTTAGGCGGGGCTCCGTTAGCTTTAGCTGTCTATAGAAAGGAAAAAGCAAAAGGAAAAAGCCATGAAGAGGCTATAGATATAGCTTATGAGAAATTTGTTAACGAATCAGAGTCTGCACAGCAATCTACAAGAGCTCAAGAAACATCTCACATGCAAAGAGATAGAGTATTCAGGTTGTTTAGTGCGTTTACAACCTCTCAAACACAAACAACAAATAAATTAAAGGCAGCCGTAAGAGTTTTAACATCTAAATCAGAGTTATCTAACGAAGAGAAGGTTCAAGCTGTTTATGATATAGCTTATTACTCTGTGGCTAACGTTGGTTTCGCTATGGTTACTAATGGGATGATAAAAGAATTATTTAAAGGTTTTGACGATGAAGAGGAAGCTAAGAAAGGCGTTTATGCTACAATTGCAGATAATATTCAATCTATACTTAATGGTTTTGGTATGACTGGTATAGTTACCAACTTCGCAATCAACAACTTAAGAGGTGAGGACTGGAAAAATACCATTCCTTTGCTTCAAGAAATAGGCAACATTAGTGGCTCTATATCTACAGCTGCTGAGGTTATGGCTATAGGTAAGCCATGGGATGAATTAAGTGATTCTGAAAAAAATAAAATAATAAAACTAATACCTGCTGACTCTTTCTTGAAGCAGTGGTCTAATTTAGAAAAGGCCGCTAAAGATGAAGATGGAAAAGATTTCTTTGATGCAGTATTTAACTGGACAACAGAGGAAGAGGCTGCTAAATATCCAGATAAAAATGATAAACTATGGAAGATTATAACTGGAGAGGATTTGGACGGAAGCAAAAGAGGTGGAGGAAGAAGTTCTAGGAGGTCGGAAAGAAATTCTAGATAGCTAATCGGCATTGAATAAAAAAAATGTATCTTTGTAATATAAATTTTAATAAATTATGGCTACAGTAACTACAAACGGAAGAAACACTCACGTACAATATAGCAATGAAAAAGAAACTTTTCCAGTATCTGTTGCACCGACAGCTGGTACAATTACTACTGGGACAAGAAAAGATTTAGTGGTAGGCTCTTCTACTGTTTTTAATACAGATGTTGAGAAGGGAGATTTTATCTGGGACACAACAAATGACGAATTAGTTGAGGTATTAACTGTTGTGAGTAATACAACTTTATACTTGAGACAAGAGTTTTCTAATGCGCTATCTGGAGATGCGTTTAAGATAGTTAAGAAAAATGGTTATAGGCAAGCTTCTTGGGCTATTGATGCTGCTAATACTGCTGAAATAAATGGCGTAGAATTTCCAGCCTCAACATCCAATACTTATGGTAACAGCAAGAGTAACGGAATGGGCGGAACTGGAAGAATGCATCCATTTATCGTAGACTGCACAGCAAACGGCAATACAGTAAACGTAACAGCGGAATAATTATGGGTCTCAATAATAAGAGACATATTGGAGCTAGTAGCGGATTAGGGAGTCCGTTATTTGGTGTTTATACATCAGGATTAACCCTTAATAGTATATTTTCTTCTTACTTCACTAATATGTGGAGTGCTGAGAACATTAATACTCCTTCTACTCAAAATGCTTTAACTATAGCTACTGATGAGCTTTTGAATATTGATGATGTATTGACTGCTCTAGCATCCACTACAACTGGAACTATAAGTTTTTGGTTTAAAACTCCTGATATAACACCAGCAACAAGTAATAGTTTGTGGTGTTTTGGAGATACTGATGCTGATACCTATATGGCTATGTTTATGGTGAACAGTGCTGGCAGTACATTATTAAGAATAAACACAAGAGTAGGGGGTACTAAAGCGTGGGAGTTGGACTGGACTACAGCTACATTACGTGATAATACTATTTATCACGTAGCTATAACACAAGACGGTGTAGCACCAAAACTTTATGTAAACAACGTGAATGTTGGCTCATTTAATGTTAGTACAGATACTACTACTTGGTTTAATACTTATCCAACTTTAGATAACGGTAGAATTGGTTGTAGGAATGTAAATTCAGGAGGAGATGATTTGTTTGCTGATATAACTATTACAGACATATTATTCACAAGTGATGCCAAGGATGCTAATGGAATAGCAGATATTTATAATGATGGTGTTCCAAAAGATGAAAGTGGTATATCTAATGCTGTAGCTTATTACAGATTTAATAATGTGTCTGATAATTATAATAGCGATGTAGCAAACGAATGGAATTTGTATGATGAAATCTCAAGCATAGAAAGTTATACTGATAACTGCGAAGAAGCTGATATAACGTCTGCTAGTGTTCAAGCAGAGCTAGTGGCTTATGATTATGGGGAATCTCATAATTTAATTAGTGGAGTTCATGCAAAACCTACTATAAATAGCTCTGATAGCAACTTTAATAACAAACAATCTTTAACCTTTGCTCTTGCCTCTTCTCAGGGGTTAGAAAAAACAACTTCTAATTTCAGGGGAAGTGATAATACAGGGATGATTACTTTTGTGTGCAGACCTGTAGTTGGGGAAGATTTATTTCCTTTCTCAAGCTCAGACGAAGCTACAGCAACCAGGTATATATCAGCTGGAGGAACTGGCTCAACAAATTTTGGAAGACTCCAAAATGGAGGGGGAACAGCAGTTATTCAAAATACTGCTAATTCTACTGTTAGAAATATACCCCAATTAGTTTGTACTATTATTAGTAATGGAAGTGGCTTTAGGTTATTTGTTAATGGTATTGAGCAAAATACCAGTAATCTAAATGATGATGGTAGATGGTTTAATGACTACACAACACTAGATAACATAGCTATAGGATTAGTACATTCTACCTCAATTACTTATGGCTCTATGGATTGGGTATTAACTGGTTATACTAATTCAGTATTGAGTGATGCTAACATTGTTTCTTTACATCAAGATTTAATGAATTACTATAGAATGAGTGTGGAACTTGCTATAAGTGAACTAAACCAAATCAACGGAATTTTACATGGTTGGAATTACAAATTCCTATCAGAAATAGGAACAACTACTACTGAATACGATTTATTAGGTAGTTATGACATGGCTAATCCAGGAGCAGGAAGCCAGCCAACATTAAATGCCACAAACTTAGAGTTTGATGGTTCCGCGGACTATATTATAAATAACATTGCTAATTATAGAAGTGCTGATACATCAGGTGTTATTCATTGTTATATGCAAATGGTGAGTTCGGTAAATGCTGGGTTTGCCTCTTCTGATGCAGCTACTAATAATTATAATTTAAGATTTGGATTAGATGCTAATGATAAATTAGAGGCTAGATATATTGAGGCAGGAGCTACATCTTTATTAACTAGCACAAACGCTTACACAAGTGGTTTCCATGTATTGACATTTGCTTGTAATGGCTCTGATAATTTTATGTATTATGATGGAGTAAAATTAACCGATTTTGACACTGATACAGCAGCAGCATCTTGGTTCGCATCTGTAACTAATAGAGATAACATCTCTAAAGGAGCTATTGTTAGGTCAGGTATACTATACAGAAATCTTTTTGATAAAGGAACTTTCCATACGGCATGGGTAGATGATAATACTGTTGCTTTAGAAGTATCTAAAATATTAAATTCAGGATTATAATGATACACGAATGTAATGATATAAAAGACTGGAAACAGAAAAATCAACTAATCCATACGACTTTAGTTGAAGCTTTTGGTAAGAAAATAAAAGATGGTGATGGAGTAGATATGGAATGTGGGGAATATACAAGCCCAAGATACTGTGGTATTGATGACGATACTCCTGACTTATGGAGCGTGAACGGTAAGCCTTGTATTAAGATTCCTAAAAATAAAGCACTTAAAGATATAGTATTAAGTATACCTTTAGAGTTTAATGAATCGCTAAGTATTTTAAAAAACGAGGACTAATGCTTACACCAGAAAAACAAGAAGAGCTATATAATTCTGTTAAAAGAATAGAAATAGGATTGTATGGAGACGAGCAAGCTGGTATTAAAGGTTTGGTTCAAAGAGTTAATGATAACGAAGGTTATATAAAGAAAGCTAAAAAGGTTTCTTTTATAACAATAGGAATAGGTATGGCAGTTATGTTTTTATTAAATCAAGCTGACTCTATAGCTAAATTCTTTAATCATAAATAAATGGAAGATAAAGAGAAAATAAATCTAGTAAGAAAATATCTACCAATGTTAATTGTAGCAGCACTTCCATTCATAGGAAATAAGGTATGGGATTTGATACAAACTGGGGGAGAGGTTGAAATAAATAATGCTATTGATGCAAGGTTTACAGAAAACATGACAAACCCTGTTTATGTTAGAATGTTTTTGGAACAACCTGATATACAGAATTTTGCTAAAGAACAAAGAGAAGAAGCAAAATTAGAAGCAGCTAAAGAAGATGCCGAAAGTGTTAATTTTGAAACTCAAGTATCTGAGCAGATGGGAGTTTTTCCTACGATAGCTCCAGCAGAAATAGGTAAGATGTATAAAGAGTGGAAGTCTGGAACTTTTTACTGCAAAAGAAATAGTATAACATTATCACCAATGTAATGGAAAATATAAGTAAACACATCTCATATAAAGAGGCAACGCATTCTAATACTGCGACTCGCAGAGGAATAGATAATACGCCAGGAAAAACTGAGTTAGCAGCAATGAAATTGGTTGCTGAAAAAGTATTTCAACCAGCCAGAGAGCACTTTAATAAACCAATAAAGATTAATTCATTTTTTAGGAGTGCGACTCTTAATAAAAGGATTGGAGGCTCTACAACATCTCAGCACTGTAAGGGTGAAGCTATTGATTTGGATGCGGTTGGATTTACTAATAAAGAGCTTTATGAATACATAAAAGAAAACTTAGTTTTTGACCAATTAATTTGGGAGTTTGGCACAGATAATGAGCCTGACTGGGTGCATGTTAGCTATACGGCTAATAGAGAGAATAGAGGTGAAATCCTACAAGCCAAGAAACAAAAAGGTAAAACCATATATGTAAAATTAAAATAACATGAAGGATACAATAAAAAAAGCAACAAGTAGTTACGCAAAACCTACTCCAGCTAAATGGAGAAAATTAGGGGATGCTTTATTAGCTGTAAGTACTACTATTACTACTTATGCTATAGTTGAAGAAATGAAATGGTTAGCACTAACGGCTGTGCTTTTAGGGGCTGTTGGTAAATTTATGACTAACTTCTTCTCTGAATAATGGATTTTCTTAAAAAGAATATTGGATGGATAGTATCAATTATCTTAATTTTACTATTAATTAATAAGTGTGAATCTCCTATTGGAAGTATATTAAATGGAGGCTCAGAGGTTATTAAGAGAGACACAACTACTATTTATATAAAAGGTAGTCCTGATACCGTTTTCACATGGAGGGATACAGTAGTTTATAGAGATAGGGATTTTCATCATTATCATACAGATACTGTATACAATACCGATTCGTCAGATTTCAGCGTAGGATACATGTATGAAAAAAATGATTCTGTAATCAATGCTACATTAGGTGTATGGGCTAAAGAAAGGCCTGATTCAATTAGTTTTGAGTATTCGGCATTGATACCTGAAATAACAAGAGTAGACACAATAGAGAGCATAATTGTAGAGAAAGTAAGGGTTAATCAAGTTTATTTTGGCGGTAACGCTACAGTTTATCCTGGATTTAACTCTATATCCATGGGCGCTGACTTCGTTAGTAAAAAAGGATGGCAAGCAGAGCTCGGTGTAGGGTACAACTTATCAAATAATGCTCCCATGATTAGTCTTGGGTATAAAAGATTGATTTCTTTCAGGAAGAGGTAGATTCTCTCTTCTTTATTTCTTCTCTAGCTTTCTTATTAAAGAAGGCTTCTAGCTCTTTTAATTCTGGAATACTTAGCTTAAGAGTTCCGTTCCTTCTCTGCTCTAAAGCATCAACTCTTTCCTGGCCTATTCTATCGATAAGTCTTGGTCTATATTCAGAAAGATTGCCATGTTTATTTTTATTGCAATTGTACCAGCACTGGCCATGAGCGTTATCTTCATCTAAAGCAAGATTTCTGTAAGTGCCTTGAGGATAAAAATGACCTGAAGTTATCCTGTATCCCCCAGCTGGAGCATCACAACTAATGCATGGCATATCTCTATCTCTCTCTCTTATATACCAATTAAAAGCTTTGAGAGCTTTTTGAAAGTAGTCTTCCCTTGTCATTAAGCTCTCTTTTCTCTGCTTCTTCTCTTTATTCCATTTTTTTTGGTCTTGCTTTTTCTTATTACTAAGAAGATATAGCGCTTTTTGAGTTTGACAATCTATATCTTTGCAGAACTTATTATTAAACTCATACTGTTCAAACTTATTTCCGCAGTTTTTACATTTCATTTATAAATAAATAAATGCTAATGATAAATGCGGTTAATTTAACTGGTATTTGAAGCCATTTATTCTTCCTAAAGAACTTATCCCATTTAGAAGTGGTTCCAAGATAAAATAAAGGAGACTCCAACAGTATATTTAATACAGAATCAAATAGAGCTATAAATAATAATATTGATGCAATGCCGATTTGCCAATTATAAATAAAAACAACAATAAAGAAGCATGCTCTCTGTAAAAACCTGTAGTTATGGCTTTTGAAATATTGACCTTCTAATATGTGAGATGCATCTATTAAGGCTGTAAACACTATAAATGCACTCGTTATCAAAAATATAATCAGTGTCATTCTCTATGTTTTAGGTATCCGTAAATAAACGTTAATAAAGGTACAGCAAACATGAATGCTGGAACTCCAATTCTAACTTCAATTGGGTCAAATGAATCCATGCTATATATGGAAAGGATACCCAATATAGGGAACCATATAAATATTATTAATTTGTCTTTTAAGTATGATTTCATGGTTTAATTATTTTCAGGAACAACAGCTATCAATCCACCTGTATTTAAGAAGTTTGTAGCAGTTATTGTTGCGTTTTCTATTATTTTTATTTCTACTTTAGCTGGGTCTAATATACCTTCTTTAATCATGTCTACATATTCTTTGGTATGAACATTGTATCCATAGCTCTTCGACTTTTTGTTTTTAATTTTATCTATTATAAAATCAACAGATTCTCCTGCGTTTGTTAAAATTTGTCGAATCGGCATTGTGACAGCTTTCTTAAATATACTTATACCTATATTAACATCACTATCATCACTTGATAATTTACGTAGTTCTTCTGATATATGTAATAGAGATACTCCTCCTCCTGGAACAACTCCCTCTTCAAGAGCAGACAATGCCGAACCAACAGCGTCATCTATTCTGTCTTTTCTTTCAACCACATCAGTACTAACTATACCTCCAACGTATATAGTAGCAACACCTCCGTTTAATGCCGCTAATCTAGCCTCGTAGAAGGTTTTAGTAACAGTATGGTCTGTTATTTTTACCAACGATTCTAAATTAGATATTCTTTCATTAAGAATTTCAGTATCAAGCCCTGCTCCGTCCTGAAATATAGAGTTGTTTTTAGCTATAATAACCCTATCACAAGTTCCTAGTTGATTTAAATCTATATTTTCAAGCTTATGCCCTAAGTCTGGAGAGATTAATTCCCCTCCAACATAAGCTGCTAAATCAGCTAATCTTTCTTTTCTGTCCTCTCTTGTTTCTCCGAAAGGATTAATAGCTGCAAATGGAAGGCCTTTTTTAGCGTTTAAAGCTAAAGATGCTAAGACTTCTCCATCCATATCATCTGAAACTATTACGATAGGCTTTTTAGCATTAACACATTTTTCTAATAAGTTCTGCAACTGAGCCATCCTTTCAATCTTACCCTCATACACAAGGATTAATGGGTTATCATACTCTACAGTTCCTTTAGAGCCATTGTTGACAAATAGACCAGATAACCAACCAGAACCAACCTTCATTCCTTTTGCTAAGTCAACATAACTGGTATTCCCTTTAGACTCTTCAACCCTAATTATGGAGTTATGGTTTGTTATAGATATTGCCTCAGCTATCAGTTTAGCTATATCCTCGTCTCCATGGGCAGACACCTTTGCTATTTGCTCTATCTCATGAGAATCTCTGCTTACTGGCTTAGCCAATTCTTTTATAATTTTAATAGCTTCTTTTGACGCTAAGTTTATTCCTTCAATAACTTTTATCCTATCAGCATCATACTTCAGCATTTTAACTCCTTCATTTATTATTGCTTGAAGCAATACAGACACAGATGTTGTTCCGTCTCCACAATCCTTTACTTGTTTAGATGCAGCCTCAAGGACAATCTTTACCCCCATGTCCTCGCATTTGTCTTTCATTGCCGTATGAGCCAATATAGTAAACCCATCATAAGTAGAATGAATACCGCCTGCGTGGTCTATATTAACTAATCTTCCTCTTGCTCCCATCGATATTTTAACCAAGTCAACCGCAGTGTTAATACCTTTTAATTGAGTGCTTATAGCATCTTCTTCAAGTTTAATTTCTTTCATTTTATTTTAATTTAATTCTAGGTTATATTTTCTAACTAATAATAATACTAATTTCTCGTATTTTTTTGAAGCCAACTTAAGCCTTCCTTTAATTACATTTGTAATGTAGTTGTTGTTGAAAGACTTGTGCTTGTCGCAGAAGTGAGAATACTTATCAAAATTCATTCTTAAGCATTTTCTTATAGACTCTCTATCTCTGTCAAGTATGTATTTGATTTTCCTTTCTTTTTTGCATGCATAAAAGGTTTCTTTTATCTTCTCATAAAACTCTTGATTAACCTGCAGCTCGTCAAAGAATTTAACAAGATGCCTGTAATGCATTGTTATGTTTGAGGTTCTGTAAAAACAGTACAATCCACCGAAGTGAACATTTATTTGGTCTCTTAGAAAGTTGATTTCTTCAACATCTACTTCTCCTATTTTCATTTAATTTAATTTAAATTTAAAAAATATCTGTCCTTTCCATCGGATACTCTTCGGCACGTTACATACCTTTGCCGTTTTCTGTATGTCGCTTCTACGTAATAAGCACTATCTAATAAACAACAATCGTTGGAGTGATTTATAGGCTTCAACACGCTTCAACTAAGTCAGCATCCACATCCACCTACTGTTTATCTTCTAGCAGATATTTTTATTATGTATCGATTCATTGCAAATATATTAAAAATTATTTAATATAATAATTAATTTGCATATAAATCATAAAATATTGGAAGCTGGTCTTTAGTGTAAGGAGAATCTATTCCTTCTTTTCTCAATAAAGACTCTACGGTAAAATAATACTCAAACTCTCCCATGCCTAAATCGGTTAGAACATTATACTGTTCTTCTTCAACAGGAATATATACATCTATAAGTATTTTAGGTATTATATCTTGATGGTCATCTTCCAATTTGCTCTTGTTTATTAATGTCAATTACTAATAAAGTTACAGTTTTATTTTCATTACATTGGTTACAAAAGCACCTTTTATTTACGTTTAATATTCATTTAATTCCCTTAAAGATTTAATCCTCTTGTGCCCAACATCATACCTTCTATTATGTAAAGCATCAAATAAATAACAGCATATTCCAGCATTATTTAGTTCTACAAAATTCTCAAATCTATCATCTACAAATATATCTATACCACTTCTTTTAGCTACCTCTATTTTACTTTCTTCCAATCCAACAGAGTAAACTGGCATTGTAGGGAATCCATTTTTATCTAACCATTCTTCAGTCCATTCAACAGGAATAGAGCGAGATGTGATGTAGCAATGAGGCTCAAAGTGAATGTCTTCTGGTTTTGTCTTTACTGGAATGCTAAGCCAGAAATCTTTATCATCAGCTAATGCTTCAAATTTATCTGATATATTTCTGTCAAAATTCCATGTCTCAGGGGCTTCTTGACCATGTTTTTTAGTCCAATGCCCAACCCAGTCTGCTAATACCTCGTCAATATCTAATCCTATTTTTGGAGCGTTTAAATATTTGTGAGGCCTATTGTCTCCTTGTGGATATATTTTATAGTACTGAGTTAAGAATGCTGCGTTACACATCACATGAGCTGTATGAAGTAGCCCAGTCTCTTTATCAAAATCCTCTCCTCTTTCAAATGCTGCTACATGCCTTTTCAATGAAGCGATAACTACGCTCCAATCCATTCCTTTTTCCCAGTTTCTTTCTGTATATTTTTCTGACCCTTTGGTTAGAACTCTAGCATATTGCTCTTGAGCGTACTGAGGGATAAGGTCGTACCTTATTTTTCCTTGATTAAATCTTAATCCTTTATTTTCTTTTTCCATAATTTTATTTTGCTTTTTTAAAAATTCCTATCGCTAATTTTCTTGTAATCAAGGAAGTAGTCCGTATGACTAATTTCATTGCTATCTTTAGGTATTATTTGAATAGAATATCCAGAATAACTATCTCCAAAATTATGCTGTATCCAGCTACTAGGAGGGGCAAAGCTCATGAAATTCCTGTAGTCAAATTTCTTTGTTCTTTGATATCCTATTTGATGTAAATCTCCTTTTTCAACATGTATATACTTGCTATCTATGTCGTAATGGTCTATATAATCATTTATAAGCCTTATAGCTTTATCATTTAAAACAATTGGTAGCCCAAACTTCATTTGAGACTTATCTTTACCATGAGTAAGTATAAAGCAATGGTTTCCATAAACCCTGTGGTCTATAAATTTAGTAAGTATATCTACTTTAACGAGTGATTTGTCGTATATTAGATTTATTATTTTCTCTATCGCTTTATTAATTAACAAGGAAAAATCACCGCTATGATTATCATTTGTCACACATCTAAGAATGATTTTGTTTGCAACTCTACTCTCCACTAGATTTCTTATTAATCTTACTTTAGCGTCTACGCAAACCTCAAATACATCTGCATTTGTCATGTTTTGAGGAAGCTTATGTCCTCCCCTGGTCGTATACCCATTCCATCCGTCAGCTAAATCTCCAAGGTCATCCAAGAATAAAATATCAAATGCTCCATGAATATTGTACTCTTTTATAACTGATTCATAGACTTTATTTAGGGATTCTCCATATATCTCACTGTTGTACTCGTATTTAAATAGTGGAGATTTATCAGGGCTTGGGTTCATTCCTACATGAGAGTCGCTTATAGTTATCTTACAGGCCTTACTATTACCTTTTGTAGGCTTTAGCTTTATAGGTTTGAATTTAATATCGCTAATTAATTGCTCAAACTTATCTAAAATCTGTTCCTTTGTATTCTCTAAGTCTTTTTTAACATTTATGGAAATATGCTTAGACTTATACCAATATTGCCCGACATTATTAGGATTTATACCTCTTTCTATACAGCTCTCAATAAGCTCATCGTCATATCCTCTGTATTTGTAAAGTTTCCTGAGATTTTTTTCACCTAGATTATATTGGTTATGGTTTTTAGGCTCAAGACCGAGGTATTCAGCCTCTTTCTTGGTCATCCTTGTTGATTTACCCATAATATTTATTTTTGATTAGAATTATCTCCGTTCCAGTTTTTGTAGATAACGTAGGCTAGCAGCATAAAAGCCATGATAGACATGTATGATTCAAATTCCACTAAGTTCATTTTTGTTTGCTTAAAGTTACTAAATATTTTCTACAATGCCGAATCCTCTCTTTTATTCTGTCAGGAATAGATTCGTCCCAATGCATTTGTTTTTCAATTATTCTTTCGTGAAGCTCCATAGGGATGAAATTATTTACAATATCAACTGCTTTAATATTGTCCTCGTCTTCACTATCAGGATTCGGTATTGCGTCTTGCTTTAAAATTTCTGAAGCAAATGACTTATCGTCAAACACATTATTGTTTATAATCTCTAGCTTTTTCCATAAAGGAATATCATTTCCTTCCCATCTAAACTTTTCCCTATAAATCATATCTTCTATCATAGAAGAGGGAGTGTTCGTTAGACAATAAACAGTCGTCCAGGTTTTAGCTCCAGACAACCACATGTACCCCATGTTTTGCCAGTAGTAGTTCCAATCAAGAGGGTCTTCTTTAAAAGGAAATGTAGATAAATCAAAACTACATTTAGTATCAAATCCTTCTTTTACATTATAAATGTCTTTACCAATATATAAGTCATACTCTCCTGAAATCCAGTCATTATAAGCTCTATCAAAGTTTCTTGCAAATGGGGTTTGCTTGAACACACTATACATTTGAGTAGCCTCTTTCTCTTGAAGGTTTCCTTTTAAGATGTATTTAGACTCTAACCTCTTTTTTCTATTATACGTCTCTTCTCTGTAAAGATTTCTTAAGTATGTTTTTACTCCTTGCGGAAGTTCCGTACTTTTAGATTTCTTTATCAACTCTTCCTTTCTTTTGGTTTGTAAAGGAGTTAGTGTTTTCTTTTTAGTCTTCCTTTCTTCATATTCAGCTATCTTAGCTTTCTGTTTAACAGTTAGCTTTTCTTTCTCTTTAAGGTCATCAAGCTCTTTTACTTGGTTATCAGTAAGGCCTATTACCTCTTTTTCCTTTTGAAGAAGCTCTTGAAGTTCTATGTTTTCAGCTTCTGTTGTTCCTACTGTTCCTGACATTATATTATACAATGCCGAACAGCGGAATTTATATTTACTCCAGCTTATTTTTTTACCCATGTTAATTGTTTTATTTTTATAAAAACTTTTTAAATAATTCGTCTCTTTCTTCTTCAGTTATATTTTTATCTATAAGAGCATCATTAATCCATCCGCTTACTTTTATTTTGTTTTTAGCAATCTTTAAATCAATTCCTTTTATCATTCGCTCAAGAGTCTCAAACATCTCGCTTCTTTCTTCTTTTGTTTCTTTCTCAAAATAATTATCCAATGCCGAAATGAAAACCTCCTGTTGTGGTCTAAATAACCTGCCAATCTTTTGAACAGCATTTAGTATAGCAAAACTCTCTCCAGCTGGTATTCTTTTATGTACGTCACGATAGTTTTCGCTATTCGGCATTGTGCCTACGATAGCTGTTCCTGAGTATACTTGTTTTATTTTTAACACTGGATGCCCCACTATCACATCTATATAAGAAACAGTTTGTCCATCTATATAGTCTGGTTTATGCGTCATTACTGGACTCCAATAATCAAAGAGTATATTTAACATTACCTCTACATATTGTAAAGGGATATACTGATTCCCGTACTCAGGGTTTTTACGTAGTATTGATTCTGGGGGAGGTTGGTTTAATCTCCTTTTAAACTCTAGTAGCTCCCATTCTTCAGCTGTTTTAGTCGAGGTTTTAGGCTGACTTCTTTTGTTTAGGTATTTCTCTAATTCTTTTAATTCTTTCATTTTTGTTGTTCCTCTAATATTCTTGCGGATATAAAAGCATAATGCTTCTCCCTTGTATCTAATAACTCTCCGTTATCACACCTTCTATACATCATTCTTTCTTGGTCATAAATCATAAATCTGTGAGCCGTATAATGGTCTTCTGTTGTTAGTTCTATAACGCATGAATAATGCTCCTTATTATAACTCCAATGATGGAGCTCACACCCTTCCTTTCTTGGAAATCTTTGAGTAACATTTTTAGCTTTATACTTTTCAGGATATTTATTTCTATACCTATCCATGCTCTTTTTTTTCTGCTCAGGAGTAGGTTTATGCTTTTCTTTATATCTTAATCTATAGTACTTATCTCTGTGTCTAGCTTTTTCATTTTCAACCCATTCTGAGTCTTTTTTTAGATTTTCCTCTCTTTTACGCACATCCACCCTTGCACAATCCTTACACTTGTTTAGATGACCATCTGACATCTTCTTATGCTTGTAGTATTCGGATAGTAGTTTTTCTTTTTTACATTTAAAACAAATCTTTGTTGCTTCCATTATAAATTAATTATGATTTTCACAACAAAGATAGTTAAAATGTTTAAAAAGGTAAAATTTAATTCTACCTTTTTAAAAAGGCAAATCTTGAGGGTCATCAACAACAACGTCATCTTTTGAAGCTCTTCTATTAGCAGCCTCAGTGTGAGCTCTCATTTCAGCAGCCACACTATCTACAGCGTCATCGAAAGAGCCTCCTAAGCCGTCAACTTTAGCAGGAATGTTTGCTGAAATAGTGTCTATAAAATGGTCAAAAGAAGCCTCCCATTTATCGTCCTCGTTAGACGGAAGTTTCTTAGCATCAATAGCCCAATCTGTCTTTTCTCCATTTACGGTAGTGTAAATGCTGACAAATCCATCCTTATTTCTGTAAACAGACATCTTTACTACAGCTGAACCTAAATCATCAATAGCTGCAATTGTATTAAGAATGTTTCTTGAATAATAATTATAATTAAATCCTATAACATAGGTCTCGCCTCCACCATCTAATTTTAATTTAAATGTGTTTTGAGTTAATGTTTTCTTCCCTTTCTTGTACTCGTAGCTTCCTTTTTCAATGCCGATTACTCGACCTTCAAGAAACGTATCGTCTCCAGAATCTACCCATGAATCACCTTTCTTAACTTGTTCTGCGAAGAATGGTTTCCCAGCGTCTTTATCATTGTTTTCGTATGCAACCTTAAAGAATATTACGTTGCTTTCTTGCTTTCCTCTAGCCATAATTTTTTAATTTAATTTAGTTTAACTTAATTTTTAGCAAATATATTAAAAATATTTTAATATTTATTATAATACTGTAATTAATTCTCTTTCATAAAGACTATTTAAGTCTTTTTTAAATATATGTATAGGTGGCACTTCGGTATTGTATTTGTTAATAATAACCCAAAGCTCTTTTCTGTTTCCTTCTTCATCAGGATATCCTTCTCCAAAACCGCTAATTAAATACTTAACACCAAACTCTAGCACTCCTTGACCTTTAATTGTAACATTAGTCTCTGGTATTATTGTATCGTTCATTGTTGGATGCAATGCCGAATTAACCCACTTAGCTCCTTTATGAAACATTAGTTTACTCCGTTATTTTTAGCTTGCTCTACGATTTTATTTTGCTCCTCCATTTCTGCCATATACCCAATGCAAGCTAAGTTTACGAACTCTGTAAACTCTGGGTATTCAAGCATTGTTGTGATTAATAGTGAGATTATCTCTTGTATATTTCCTTGAAACGACATGGTTTGCTCTTCTCCTTCTGCATATAAAACTATAGCTGGAGATTCACCTAATTCATCTAATAAAGATTTTGCTTTTTCGTCTATTTTACTCATGATTTTTTAATTTAAAATGTAATTTAATTCTTTAATTCTTCTTTTTAACTCAGCGACATTAAACTCCTTCAAGAAAACATCTTTAACAGCTCTTTCTTGATGTTCTTGTGTAGATTTTTTGAACGCTGAGAAGTTCTCAAGGTATTTCGGAAATAATTCCATTGTGTCTTTTAGTTGGTTGGATACCTTATCTCTTTCTCTTTTAATTTCTTCAAAAGACATTACTCTCACTATTTTTAGTGCTCTTTCGTACTTTTTTAAGCTTGGTCGTCTTTTCTTTTCTCTTTTTGCTTCGTTGACTTTTTCTGTCATCTCGCTATAGATTTCTTTTTCTGTTTTCATTTTTAAATATTTTATAAAACTTGATTGTCAAATACTATTTCATCTTGAATCCAATCGTCTTCTATTTCTAATATGGGTATTTTATTTTTCCATAATGACAGTTTATGTAATAGCCTTTACCAATATACATTGCATATCTATTTTCTTTACCGTATGTCAATGTTTCTCCTGGCATAAAATAATTAGGTGGAGAAGTATCCATTTTAAATTTAGCGTTTCTAAATGTCCAGATACGCCACCACCAACATCTAATTTGTATGAACCAGTTCATAATTAATCCTCCTTATTTTACTTCAATATAATGAAAATCTTGTAACCAAGGATTCCCATCTTTATCTCTAACAATAAAGTCATATTGTCTTTTATGTTTCTCTAATTCTTTTTCTGTTTTCATTTTTAAATATTTTATAAACCTGGGTTGTCAAATACTATTTCATCTTGAATCCAATCGTCTTCATTTCTTACTGATTCAAATGTTTGATTAACATTATACCCTTCTGGAATCACAACTTCTGGAACATATTGTTTTCCAGTTATGAGTTCCTCCATATAATCTCTTCCCCCAAAAAAATATCTTCTTTTAGCAAAATTCATTGTAAATGACACATACCCTTTCTTTCCGACTACCTTTTGTCTTCTTATCTTTTTAGAGTGAAATTCGCATGATGAGTTTTGAGGGTCTGCTTGAGCAAAAGGCCTATGATAAACTAATATATTATCCATTTTATTGTTCCACATAGCTCCGTCAGCAATATCATAAACATCTGGACAAGGGTAATTCTCTCCTTCTTTTATTCTTAACGGTGATTTTGGATGAGCTATAATTGTAAAGAAAATATTATTCGATTGTGCAAACCTGCTGAAGTCAGATAGTAGCACTTCTAGGTATTTGTCTGAACGTCCACCAGAAGAGCTGTAATCGTTTGTTAGCTGATTGAACGGGTCTATGATACATCCGTCAACATTTTCTTTTATTATGAGCTCTAAAAACCTTTCTTTTATGTATTCTGGAGTTGGAGAAACTGTCTCTGGATAAATGTAGAACACATGGTCTGATATAAAGTCATAAGCTTCTTTATATTCTTCTTCAGATGGTCTATTAGGATTGTCTGGAGTACATTGTTTCCCAAGATATATTTCAACAAAGTCATGATAAAACTCTTCTGCTGGATTATCTTCTGGAGAAAAGAACGCAAACTTATCTCCAAATTTAAGTATCCTCATTAAGAGCATCCACTTTTCAAAGGTTGATTTACCGTAGTTTCCGTAACCAGTCAAAGCTGTAGCTTCCCCTCTTTTCATTTTAAAATGGTAGTCTAATTCAGCTACACCAATTCCATCGACCTTCGCATACCCTTTTGTAAGGATATCTATTGCTGCTCCTTTTACATCCTCTCCAAAAACAACATCTTTAGGTTTTACATCTATTTTGTAAATATCTGGGTCTATGTCTTTGGTCTCAATCTCATTCCTTGTTGTTTTGTCTACCAGCTTATCTCTTGTAAACTCAGCTGTATTAAATGAATCAGAGTTAGCTCTATATGCTGAATTTACAGTCCTAACCATTTCCTGAAAAGAAAAAGTCGAGTCCGTAAAGCTGGCTGAGGCTAAATTTATGCATTCATCATCAGTTAATCCAAACCTGCAACATGCTGACGCTAGCTTAAACATAAATATGTTTCTTTCGCCTTTAACAAACGCAGAACCTTGGTTGGCTAGCCACTTCTTGATGTTTTCAAATATTTGATATTTATCAGATAATGATTCTTGAACTTCAACCCTTTCTGTTTTTTTAACCTTTTTAAATGGTTTAGCCTTATCGTTTATATAGATGTCACTATCATAAGACTCGTAGCAAACTCTAGACTCATTTATACCAGAAGTATCAAGGTTGTTAAATTCCTCTTGCAGTGCTTGAAAGTGCTCCCTATGCTTGTCTCCGTTAGCTATTTTCACAAGCCCTTTCACCCCGTTACCTGAAGGGCTTATCCATGCGGCATACATGTAGTCTAAATCTGACAGTTCGGCTTTGTATGATTCAGGGTCTTCTACATTATCAAAGTCCAATACAATAAAGCCAGAGTGCTCTATAAGTTCTTCATCCTTCCTTATTTTGAATACACCAGAGAAACATACGGAAGGGAGTCTGCATTTTAGTTTGTCTGCCCTTTCCTTATCAACCTCACTTCTTATTTTTTCTATTTGTTCTTTACTTCTTCCTTCTTGTATTCTTTTCAATGCCGAATCAACAGAAATATACCTTGGCTCTTTAGAAAAAACGTCCTTATATATTGTTACTGTATGTTTATTCATTTTGTGTAAGTGAAGATAATATTATAAATGTTAAATTAAACTCTCTCCTGTTTCTGGGTCGTATTCGTTTTCTTTACAGTATTGCACAAATTCAGCCCAGTTGTTTACAGCTACTTGTTCTATACTTATTTTAATTGGCTTTCCATCGCTTCTATATCTGTCAGATAAATCTCCATGTTGAGTATTCTTTTTTACAACAAATTCATCAAGAAAGTTTTTATCAGCTAGATAGGTTCTAGCCTTTTTTATTGGCTTGCCAGAGCTATAAGTTGGTAAAGATAAGAAATAATTTTCAATATTATCCAATGCCGATTTGCGTTCCTTTTTTGTTAGCCTATTCCAATGCTTTTTAGCTGGCTGCATATCTGTTTTTGGCATTGATGTGATTTTATGATAAGCATCCCAAAAATCATTAAAATCAACATCCTCTGAACCTACCTCTGTTATTATTTCTCTATAACTCATACATAGGTCTACCAACTCTTGATGAGACATCATCTCAAATATTTCTCTTACTGAACTATTTTTCATTGTTAGATTTTTTAAAATATTAAACTTAACCCAGCCATGAATAGCATTCCAGCTAAGAATATAATTACTGGTAAATAATCAACTATTTTTTCTTTCATATCTTCAATCCTTTATAAATATCATCTGCTTCTTTTTGATGCAGATTTAAATACACCATAGTTGTGTTGATGTTAGCATGGTTTAATAGTCTGCTTACTTTAAATATTCCTTCATGACTAAAGTTATGGTCTTCTAGTACTTTGTAGGCAAAGGCTTTTCGCAGCATGTGCGAGCTAACTTGGTCGGCTTTTACTCCATGTTTTTTCAATGCCGATTTGAGCTTTCTATTTACATAGGAAATAGATACTGCTCCAGTACGATGTCTATTCATAAATATAGGTTCGCTATCAATTCTTAATGAGTATCTATTGTACTCATCCTGAACAGCATCTCTTAAAGTATCGCTAATAGCTATAACTTTCTTCTTTTTGGTCTTTTGCTCTATAATCGACAGTTCGGTATTGTGCAATACATCACCCCAAGTTATACTAAGAACATCTCCTATCCTAAGACCAGTTAAAGACTGTATGGTTACAAGTAAGTGATACCTATCTCCTTCATCCTTCATGGCTCTAACTAGACGCTGGAGCTCAGACCATTTAATGTGTTTAGTTGCTCTTTTCATCTTTTATAAACTTTCTAATATAATCAATAGGATTCTCGCATAGCACCATTTGTTGTAGGTGGTATTGCCATTCTAATATTGGATATTCTTCAAACTCAGGTAGAACCTTCATATCTACGGTATATCCTTTATCATAAAATCTTACCCAACCTCTATATGGTTCTTCTCCCCAAAAAGCTTTAGCAACACTAAAATTATTCGTAGTAAACATCCAAAATAATTTCCTTGGGTATTTTTCACAATTCCTAATAATTTGAGACTTGCTTATATTTCCTTTATTCCACTGTTTCCTCCCCGTCTTAAAACCATGTATCACATTTTCTTTAGCTGTACACCACTCTAAATTTTCTAATCTATTGTCAGATGGATTGCTATTTTTATGATTTACATGAGGCTTGTTTTCTGGGTTTGGTAAAAATTGAAAACACACCATTCTATGAACTTTAACCTTTTTTGTAAGCTCTTTATTAATATAGACACATATGTATTTATACCCACCCCTTGTTGTTATTGGTTTTAATTTGTGACCAGACTTCCTATTGTAAACTTCTCCAGATTTAGTAACTCTGTATTTCTCAATAGCTTTTTGTAGTACTTCTTTGTCTGTCATATCAATTAATTTTATCTATTACATCTAAGTAATCGTTGTTATTCTTTAGTTTCTTTTGGTCTCTTTTACACATGGTGTTAATCATTATTATATTAGCACATGATACATCCCATACCT